AAACTGCCCCAATCGCTCAAATCAGGACAGTTCGCAATTATCGGGTTGGCAGGCTGTTCCACCATTCTAAATCCCTGACATCCCCAGCATTCGCGGACATAACAACCGCCTCCGCAATTCCCGGTTTTCCCAGGATCACGCGGCTCATCTGATAATCCAGGTTGCAGCCGAAATTAAGTTCGATCATATCCCCGTGTTTATCGGTGTGAAACATCTTGAGCGCGTCGGTTATCAGCTTACGCTGAAAGCACATGCGCAGCGGACGCGGGCGATCTTCCCCGATGGACTGCGCGTTGATTGTTGTATAAACGTCCCCGGCGTCACCCAACTGGAAAATATGCAGTTTGCCTCCTGGTTCATACCATAGTTTGACAAAACCATGATCCGATCCGCGCAGCCATGCCCCTTTGGTGACTTTGAACGCCTGCGCTAGACTCAAGGCGTTGACACAGACGCGCAAACACACCTGTACATCCACAATGCTTTCAAACTGCTGCGGACAGCGCGTAATCCAACTTGCAGCCGTTTCGATGTATTCAGATTTTTTGAACGTCAGAATATCATCCCATTGCTGCGCATACACCCAATGCGCCGCATAACCATTGGACGTGATGGTGATGGGTTCGCCCAGCAATTCGATCTGATAACCCCAGGTGAGCGCAGGGCGAATGCTATCTTTTGCAACTGCTAATTCCAGCCATTTAAGCTGATCCATTATTCCCTCTTTCCAGATTTTGGTTTACGGGTTTTGCCCTTGAGAATATTAGACACGGTAACACGCGAAACATCAAAGCGGCGCGCCAGGGCGGTTTGGTTTTCACCGTTGGCAAAGCGGGCTTCCATCTCCCCGATTTCACCCGCAGTCAGGTGATGCCGCTTACTGCCCGTGCTGTGTATCGTGTCAGGGCGCAGACGCGATTTGCGAATGGTGGCTTCCGCGTTATCCTTCGCCGTTCCCAGGAACAGATGGCGCGGGTTTACGCAGTTGGAATTTTCGCATTTATGCAGCACCCATAGTCCCCGCAGAATTGTGCCATGCGTTAATTCCCAGGCGACTTTATGCGCGCCCATCTGACGATAATTAATGCGCACCTGCCCGCTCCCTTTGCCGTTACCGCCGCCCATCCATTCCCAGCACGGTCCGAGTTCAGGCTGATGCTGCGGGATCGGTCCATTCTTATTGACCTTCGCCCAGAATCGCGCCATATTCTTGAGCGTATATTCACCCACGTTGATTTTGAGGTTTTCCGGCTGGCGCGGGCGTCCAACCTTGCGCTTGGGTTTTTGTATGGTCATAGACTGTTTCCTTTGGCTATTCTAGCCATTTATCGGTAGTTTCAGTGTAAGCGGTATCGGTTGCGGTTACTTCAAACAGTAGACAGCCGGGGGTTTTGCATTCGACTTGCCACTTGGCGGTAATTTTGGGATGGCGTGGATCGTACCACTTCAATTCGAGCGATTTCCCGCAGCAGCGGCAAATGCGTACAAGCGGTTCACGGACGGGCTGCGGTTCGGTTTCTTGAAACATGTTGTTGAGCTTCTGTTTATTAATCTATATTCAGCATAACAGAAATAGAATTAATTGTCAATAGATAAATCTTAAGGGTTATAAGAAGGGCGTTAGAACGTGTTGACAGTCGGGGCAAAACGGGCGTATGATTGAATTGACTCCAACACTAGAACTTGAGCCTCTGGTGTGACATAGTACACGAAAACACCCACTCCTCCCTGGCAGTGGGTGTTTTCATTTAGCGCATTGCCAGCACCGCTACGCAGGCCAGAAAAACCAGCACAAAGCCAATCTTCATGCGATGCTGGACGTGGAAGTGGTCAGCCATCAAATTGAGAATGAAGCCGATTGCCGCCAGGATCAGCAGGATATATGGAGTCGCGGATAGAAACACGTTCATGATGTACCCCTATTGGATCAACTCATCGCCAGGACGATTTTTCAACATGGCGCGAATTTTCGCGGTGCTTCCCAATGAAATACTGTACTTCGCCATCATTTCATTAGCCGACAAATTAGCGTCGCCATTTTCGTGAACCTGTTGGGCGATTTCGCTGATCTTTTTGCGTTTGCCGAATGGATGCCGATTGGCATTGTATTCAGGTGTTTCATGAATGGACGTGTGGCAGGAACGGCAAAGCCAAACGACTTCTAACGGCTTACTATAATCAGAATGATGGGCTTCCAGCTTGTAATTCACAGCAGGACTGCCGCAGTGTTCGCAACGATCTGATGATATTAAATCACCATGCGAAATTGCTAAATTGACCATCAAGTGTGCGTGGTGTTTCAGGTACTCAAATTTCACGTTTTAGCCCTTTCACTGAATTCGATTTTGTCCATTTGCGTTAGACCGGAACTGACGTTGGACATTGTTTACAGTGGATTTTCCAACGCCTAAGAACGCTGCCAATTCGCGCGCCTCTCGGTCAATGTCCTGGGGATTGTCGGCTAAATATTGTTGGACAACAGCGCTGGCATCTGGACGTTTTGTGTGTCCAAGTAACGATTTGGACGCGGGTTCATTTCCGTTGTTTTGTCCATTGGACTGTCCATTGGACAGCGATTGGACGACGGTTTGCTGGACAAATTGCTTTTCATACTTCGTGAAATCGCGGTTGATTACTTTGTCGAGGTCAATCCGTTTGCTGTCGTACTCCGCGAAAGCCTCTGCCAGCTTTCTCTGATGTTTCTCCAACAGCCGATGCACCATTTCACCTGCCAGGAAAGCTGCCATAGGTGCAATGATCGCTAGAACAAATGCAACCACATAATTTAACCCGTCCCCGTGATTCTGGGTGACAGCCACAACCGATGAACCCACATTCGCGAACAGTGCGCCGACCATCGCCAGCAGCAGCGCAAACGTGGCATAGCGATTGTCCCGGCGATAAACTGCGCCCGCGAAAATCAACAGTTCAAAAATCGTGAAACCAAATAGCGACAAGCCTTCGCGGAACGGGCTGGGAACGATTGCCGGAATCGTCTGCAAGATAGCCGGGACACTGTGCGCACCGCTGACCAGGGCTGCGCCGATAGCGATCAACGCCCATAATAAAATGCCGCCGATCAATCCCCAGGACGATACGCGCGGCGGGCGAATGCGTGATCCCTTATGCCGCTTGAACCAATCTTTCTCATACTGCTCATAATCCATGCGTTCCATTTTCTCTAGTCTCCTTTTGACTTTTGAAGCCGTCCCGGTATTAGAACGGCTTATACCCGAACGTTATTTCTTGCCGGATGATCCTGTGCGTGTTAGTGCCAGAAACCATAAAAGCAATTCCAGCTTAAGCGCTTGAAACCATGTGAGGCTCCCTGGCAAAATGTTCTGTGCGACTGCGCCCGCAAAAACATCGTTCACGACCCACGCCCATACAATCCCAACGATGTACGGACCCAATATCAGCGCCAGCGCGATCACCACCACAATAGCCAAAATCTTAATCGTTGTCCCGCTCATATGCATTTACCTCATGTGTCTAAAAAGCCGCCGCGTTATTGCGACGGCTTGCATAACCGGACTCGTGTCTCACTTAGAACGGAATATCTGCCAATCGCTGCTGACGGATTTCGCAGATGCGGGCGGCAATTTTGAACACGTTGCTTCCCGTGTCAAAATTTTCAGTCATTTCAGCGATGCTATATCCGCATTTCCAGGCTACGCACGCAGCCCAGGCGGTCACATCCGATCCAGCGAAATCTTGAATGTTTTCCAGCTTTTCATGTTCGCTGGCATTGCGCAATGCTTCCGCAACGTCCCCGGTATTCATGCCAAGATCGTTATAGGCGCTGGCGATGAATTTATTCAAGCGCGCCGTGTCTTTAATCCAGTCTGCGCCAGATTGTACCTGTTCGCCCGCTGCGCTTGAATTTGCCCCCTTCTGACGCGATTTTGAGCCATTCTTAGCAGCCTTCTCAGCGTTGCGCCGTTCGCGGTTTTCAAGAATAGCCTGAACCGCTTCCGCGTCGATCATATCGTCTTTCAGTTCACCGTCCACTTCCATTTTGTTGGTTGTGTTAATCCAGTGATCCTCATGATCGAAAAGATGAATCGTTTGTTGCATTACCCAATCCCGATCCCATTCCCGCGCCTGAATAAATTCCGCTTCGAGATCGGGCAGTCCGCCTGCTGGCGATTCGCCCGTTTCAGGATTGACGCCTGCCAGCAGCAGCCGCGCGGGTTGCATCAGCATGGGGGTGAATACCTGCTGGTTGAAATCCGGTTCAATCTTGGCGTACAGCAGTGACATGGGCTTGATGCTGCGCTTGCCGTTGATCGTGACCGGAACATTGCGCATCGAACGCCCGATGGTGAACGGCACGGACCAGAATGCCGTGTTGGATAAACGCTGCATGAAGACTTCCGCCATTTTCATGTAGGAGCGCAGGGCTGCCACGTCATAGATGGAAGTGGTTTCAACGGTAAACTTGCCCCATTCGCCCGTCAGTTCAAACAGCGCGGGAATGACAATATCCAGCCGTCCGTGATTCTTGCAGGTGCGATCCAGCGGGTTGCAGGTGCAGGCCATCGGTTCAGTATCATATCCCGGCTTGTTGGCGTCCCAATGGACGCTGATCGTTTCCTCATCGCAGCGCTTGAGCAGACGGGCGTGCGCCCAATCTTCGCGCCAATACTGGAACGCCTGATCCGGTGAGTCAGCAGCCAGTAGCACGTTATGGAATTCGCGCGGTTCTGTGCCGAATAGCTGTTCGCAGGCTGGGCGCAGGTGTTCGTAGTTTTCTTCTAGCGTCAGTCGAAAGAAATCCTGGTCGCGTCCGGCAACGCCCTTGTCAGACTTGGGCGCGCCTTTGCGCAGCTTGCCAAAGCGCGGGAAGTTTCCCAGCACCCCGCGCGCGTCCAATTGGGCTTCCATTGATTTTGTGGGCATGGTGTTATCCTTCTTTCCAAAGTTTTCGATTGACGATACGCGATACAGTAGCAACAGAAATATTCATTTTGTCCGCGATTTCCCGCTGACCGATATTCCCGTTTGAATAAAGCTGGCGAATTTCAACAACCTGAGAGTTGGTTAATTTATGCCGTCCGTGTTTTTCGCCACGATCTTGACGCCCTTTATTAACCTTGTCTCGATTGTTGTCCAATATCGTCCCTAAAAAGAGATGCGACGGGTTGCAACATGACGGATTATCGCAAGTGTGTAAAACGTTAAGATCGTTAGGAATTTGCCCGTATGTTAATTCCCAAGCAATTCGACTTGCGATACGGTTCTTTCCGTCTATGAATATTCCGCCGTAACTATTTTTATTCAGCCAGCCGTTCCACTGCCAACATCTTTTTTCGTTGGCAGTAAAAGCGACTTTTGACCAAAACCGCTGAATATCATCACTCTTGAAGTTGATTGTCGATTTTGCCATTAATGATTTCCCTCATAGCTGGAATTTCTAATTCCGGCTCTGCGACCCGTAACCATCTATACAAAGGGCTGTTTCTTTGAAGCCAAGAATCAGGATGATCGTCCGTGACTAGCGCGCTTTTGCAGCGGGCAACTTCAGCTTCAGCCAGCGGCAGGACGACCAGCGCCAAATCGCTTTTGAGCAGTTCGAGTCCGGTAACGGTTGCGGTGCTGCGGTCATGGGCGTTGACATTCTCCGGTAGGGAAATTTCTTGCGTGGCTTCCAACGTCAAGTTGCCGAATTGCTGTGTTGGCACGGTGGCGCGGACAGTGATCGTGATTTTCGATTGCTGAACCGGGACGGGTGTTTCTTCTGACTTAGCCATGATATTGAGCCTCTTTTCTAATATTCAAATTGTGGTATAATCAATCATATCTTAAAACATTCATTTTGTAAATAGTGAGGCGAAAATGCCCGAACAATCATCCCTTGAGCGCACGTTTCAAACTTATTGGATAACGCTATGCCAGGGCTTCCCCGATCCGGTGCGTGAATATCGTTTTACCCCACCGCGTCGTTTTAAGTTTGATTTGGCTTGGCCTGATCTGAAAATTGCGGTTGAACTGGAGGGCGGTGTTTATTCGGGCGGTAGACATACGCGCGGGAAGGGGTTTGAGGGTGATTGCGAAAAATACAATCTTGCAGCCGAGCAAGGCTGGCTGGTACTGCGCTACACAACCAACATGCTTAAGAAAAATCCTCATGATGTCATGGGGCAAATCCAGAAAAATATTAATCGCAGAGGAGTTAAAATCTGATGAAAATTTATTGCGGCGAATGGGTTGATATGAGAGAAGGCAGAAAATTTGCGCATCGCTTAACTGACAAAAAAGCCAAAACTGATTGCGAACGAGCAGAACAGAAATGGACTGACGAACCAATCCAGTGGGAAAAAGGAAAGAAGGGCGACACCATCAAATGGATAGGTAAAACTAAATACCATACTTTTTATGTCAATCAATACGAGGTGAAATCGTGACGACTTTGCAAGGCGCAATCGTTGGTTTAGAAATGGACGCGGATACTGCGCGACATCACATCGAACGCATACAGGAGCATTTGACGCGCGCCGATTATCACGTCAATCAGGCGCGCAAGCTGATCCTAGACCTGAAGGAACGCGCGGGCTGGAAGGTGCTGGGATACAAATCATGGCGTGAGTGCGTGACCGAAGAATTTCAAAAATCATCCAGCACAGTTTACCGTCAACTGGACGCGGCGCTGGTAGAGCTTGAACTTTCGCCCAATGGGGGAATTGGCGAAATCAACGAACGGGTTTTACGCCCGCTGACCAAACGCCAATACAGCGCAGAATCGCGGCAGTTGATCTGGGATATTAGCCGAGACATTGTAGGACCAGACGGCAAAATCACGAGCGGAGTGATCGAGTCAGTGGTGGAAGGCATTGGCGACTGGCTCAAATCCGGCACGGCGCAGGACGGCAACGGAACGCAGCACCCAATCACCGAACTACTGCGGGCTGATCTGACCGCCAGGGTGCGCGAGGTGCGGCTGGCGCATAAGGATCATATTCAGCGCATGGGCAAACAGCGCGATTACATCCTGGGCGGGGTACAGGTTGAGAAAATCACGCGCGGGCAATTGGATGCGGGCATGGTGGCGGCGCTGCTTCCAGTTGAGGGCATTACTAAAGACAAGCTGATTGAAGCGCTGCGTCTGGGGAAACCGATTTTCGCAGCTTTGTGGACTGAAGATTGATGACAGAACGCCCGCTGGGCATGAAACCATGCGGGCGTCTGCAACACATGAGCGGGCAGGGAGCCAACCACGACCCACGCCCCGCTTTTTATTTTAGCACATTTACTGAGTAGGTTTCACAAGCAATAATCGTTCCTCGATAACGCGGGCTTCCACCGCACGCTTCAGCAGTTGTTCGCTGGCTTCAACCAAGTGCGAGATTTTTATCAGTTCACGAATGGCAATCGGTAGATCATCCAGCGTGACCTGCCCTGAATATTCCTGATGGATTTGGAGACAATTCTGCAAAATATTAAGCTGCTGTTCGTATTCCTCAACCGTAAGCACAATCACTTTGATGACTTCAACGGTTTCGAGTTTGTCAGTCATGCGAGTATCCTCATCTCAATTGATAAGAATATACCATGAGAAAAAGAAAAACCCCCAACGTCTTGGGGGTTCTCTCGCCTCATTGCCGAATGCGCCGTCAGCGGTGCATCAATAAGATGTTTGACCCTGTTGCGGTTTACGGTTGAGACTTCTTTGCGGCTGTCAGGCCGCATTGCATTAAAGCCCGTCGATCCGCTGACACGAACCCTCGATCTTCGTTGCTTTCGAGCGCCAAGCCGATCATAAGTTGGTCGGCATACCCCAGGGCAACAATCACCACTGGTATCTAGTCTCAGTACCGCTGAAACTCGTCCGTTCATGGCTTCTGCACGGCAGAACGGCTGCTGGTTCGTGCTTGCTGGCTCATCCCGTTAGTTTGCCCCTATCGAGGGCAGTGTCACGGTGCTTTCCATCGCCGCATTGTATTTTGGGCTTGGTTGGTAGGGCAGACTCGAACTGCCCACACTGCACCTGCTACCAACTTTCAGGCTGTTTTTGACGCCATTCAGCATATCGTTGTATGCCTTCATCGTCGGGATACGCCCTGCGCCCCGCAACTTATTCAGGCCATCTTTCAGGCCAAAGTTGTATGGGCGGGCGGCAGGACTTACACCTGCGACCTCTCCGTTTTCACCGTAGCGCTCTGTTGCTGAGCTACGTCCGCCTGCTAGCAATATCAATATATCTAAAACTTTTCTTTTTGTCAATATACGAGTAAAATGATCGAAACAAACTCAGGAGAATTACATGACAACCAAAAAATCAATCCCGTTGCCCGCCACCCCGATTGATCTAACAGGCAGAGAAACCAATCTTCAGCGCGCGGCAAAGCGTTATCCCAGAGAACCGATCATGGCAAACCAGCGCGGCCAATTGGCACTGAACTTTATTCACGAGTACCGCCGTGTAAAGGGTTACAGTCCCAAGTATGAAGAAATTGCTTTAGGCGTGGGTTATGCAGACACAGCAGGCGGGACGGCGTTCACTCTGATTCAGCAGTTGATAGACGAGGGTTGGTTGAAGGGCGAAAAAGGCATTGCTCGATCCGTCATGCCGCTGCGCCCGCCGACAGAATTGTACTGCGAAATCACCGACCCAGATTTGAAAGCGATTGCCAAAAAGCAGCGCAATCTGCGTATCCTGCGGAGGCTGTAATGGCGCGCGATACTGAACTGACTCTGTACATTCGTTGCAAGCTGAATGATGAATATTTTCAAGACTGGAACGACCTGTCACCTGAATTGAAAGCGTTCTGGGATGAGCCTGAAAACTCTTGCGAGTGTGAAGGAACGGGCGAGATGAGTATGTGGTGCAATGGTTGCCCATTCTGCACTATTTTTGAAATTGAAACGGAGGACATTTAATGGCGCAGCACAAACCCAAAAACGAACTTGAGGAAGCCAAAGAACGCGAGGAGAAAGCCCGTCGCAAATACTTCAAGGAAAAACGCGAGAAGCAACTTAAGCGTCGGACGGGATTAACCCGCAAGAATCAGCAGCTATTTTTGCGGGGCGTTAAAGTTGCATTGGCTGAAACCCCGGTACTCATCCGTGAACGTATCTATCGCAAATACATGGGCAGGCATTCACGACGGACGGGTGCGCCCAAATGCGACAATATTCACTTTTCAATCTGGCGTTACACCTTCCAAGGTGACAACGGAACGATCTATTCAGTGCTGCAAGGCAAAGTGTTTGATGCGGATAACGGACACTGTGTATCTGTGACCGGATTTTGGGGCTTAACCCCGGCTTAAAACAGCCCTATTGTAAAATAAATGTTTTCGTTGTAAGCTTGTCTCAGAAGAAACAGGAAAGACAGCATGAATCCAACGTTCTACCTACGGGACACACTAAGCGAAAACGGATACGGTTGCATCCACCACATGGATAACGATCTGATCCTACGCGCCCCAACGGGTAAACGGATTGCGATCCTGTATCTGAATGCTGCCATCACTCCAGAACAGATACGGCGTATCTTCGCATTCGATGGTCACGTGCTGTTCATCGTCAACGAAAAGCTGATTCCCAGCGAAATCAAATCCAAGCAGGAAACCCCGATGTGGCTGCGGGTGCTGCATGGCCTGTACATGGGCAGGGTATACGTCTGGAACGGGCGTTATCTGTTCGGGCTGCACTTTGACTATGACACGGGCGACGTTTCCGAGTCGGGTATCATCCAGCCCAACGAATTGATACTGATTGAAACCGGGACGTGGCTGCAAGGCTGGCCGGGGAAATACAAGCTGGCGCGGTTCTATGATAGGGCATGGTGGTTAGACAAAGCCGATGAGCGCTATCAAGACACTTGGACGCCGCCTGAAGATTCGCCCAATGGGAGAACACCCAGCAGCCGCCAAGCTTACGAGCAGGCGCGCGATTCGTATTGGGAGCAGCAGCGGGCGCGCGAACAGGCGCACCAAGAAACGTTTTACGCGCACGGACAAACATCTTCCGGCGAAACCATATGGGGCAATAAGCCACCACCAAAATCAGCGCAGCCCGATTTCATGACGCAGTTTGCCCGCGCGGGAAGCAAAGACGCTATAAAGACATTGTACAAACAACTTGCCAAACAATATCATCCTGATCTCAACCCTGGTGTGGATACGACTGAGATTATGCAGCAGGTGAATGCTGCTTATGAAAGGTTCAAGTAATGCGAAAACTGGCGTGGATTATGAAATTCATCACAGCGGCGGCGTTCGTGTTGATGTGTTTCCGCATCCCTGCGCCGTGGGGCGGTATCCTGGGCGTGGTGCTGTTGATCTTCACGAATAAGGCGCTGGAAGCGATGCTGCGTTATAAAAAATAAACGCGGATTGAGTAGGCTTTACAACCTGCAAAATCCGCGCTATGATTGACTCATCTGCTCAAGAAATGAGCAGCGGCGGGTGACACCGCCGCTTAGACACTTACACGAAAGGGACTCGCGTAAATGAATACCACGTATTCTACTCCAAATGCACCCGAAAATCCAGACGCAAGCGTTAACGATACATTAAATTCTCGTTGGCGTTACTTTCGTTCGCTAGGTGGCGCAATGCTCCTGGCGTGTTTTGATTCTGCGCCAGTGGAAGAAAATCCCTATTTCATCGAAATTGACCGAATTGAATATGAGCATCTTTTGAAGGAACTTGAATCATGACCGACTTAACCCAACGTCAGAAAGCAACGATTGATCGCCTGCTGATTGAACATCCGACTATCACCCCGACAGATGTTCGATCCCATTACGAGCATTACTACTTTGCCCGCAATTGGTTTGTGTGGATTGAGATTGAACCCAATCACTACAATTTTGATACCACGATTACCCGCTGCGATCACTCATATACGGCAGCGGTTAAAGCACAGGCTATTCGGCGCTACATTGAAGAACGTCAGGCGGCGCAATCATGACCGAACAGCCTACACGCTGGCAAATTTTCACGGGCGCTAACCCGACAGTTGAGCGCATTATTCCAGACCTTGCTGTTGAAATCGGCCTGAATGAAAGCATTATGCTGATGCAAATTGCATTCTGGATCAACGGCAGCAACAACATCCGTGAAGGGGTTTACTGGACATATCACAGCGTCCGCGAGATGCATAAAAATTATTTCCCCTATTGGAGCATTGCCACCATTCACCGCACGATTAAAAATCTTGAAGAACAGGGTTACATCCTGATCGGTGAATTCAATAAGCGCAAAAACGACCATACGCAGTGGTTTGCACTTGAACCCGATAAATTGTCCACGTTGAAATCGGTGCTGATTGCGCCCGCTTTGTCAAGTTTTGAGGGGAAGCCGTTTCAAAATGAAACACCCCCGTTTCAAAATGAAACGACGTTACCTAAGAATACTACTAAGAATAAGAAAAAGACTATATCGCCATCCGGCGATGCGCAGTCTAATTCAAAACCAAAGGCGGAACGCCCGCGCAACCCGATATTCGATGCGGTGGCGCTGGGCAGTTTCGGCCTGAGCAATGTCAACGGCGATAAGACGATTGGCGCGATGGTCGGGAAGATTGTGAAGCTGCTCAAAGATCAACCGGATTTGACGGCGGAACGGATCGAACAATTTTATAGCTGGTATGCCCGCGAAAACAAGAATGCCGACGCGCCGCGCGATGCCAGCAAGTTCTGGTCATGGTGGTTGAAGTTTGTAGCATCCGGCACGGGCGCAAATGATCCGTTTGCGTCTTTGGACACGGAAAACATTATTGGCGGCAAGCCCTGGGAGGCTCAATCGTGACGACTTTAGACATACTGGACGCAGGGCAATCGGTTTGTATCAGCAGCGCGGCGGTTGGATTGCTGCTGTTGTTCGTGATGTTAGTTTATTTGGCAAATAGGGGGAAACGATGAGTGAAATCACAGCCGCAATTCTATTGGGTATCGTGCAAATCGGCATTTTGGTTTTAATTGTGCTGGAACTGGTTCGCTTGTGGAGAACACGATGAACACGTTAGACGCAATTTTGATCGTTCTGTGGGCGGCATACGGAATAGCCTGGTTGGTTGTGGCGATTCTGAAAATAAGGGGGAGTAAGTGAACACGGGCGAAAAGGTGCTGGCGTATCTAGCAGGGTATCAACTCAAACCGGAAGGACCGGGCAAGTGGCGGTCAAATTCTCCGCTGCGCCCAGGCTCTAACTCACATTCGTTCACGCTCAAGATTGAGTCGGATGGGGAACGCGGTGTTTGGGATGACCATGCAGGCGGCGAAGGCGGGTCACTGTATAACCTGTGTGACCGCCTGAACATCGACTATGAACGCAAGCCAGCGGGCGGGCGTAAGCCTGTGGACAACAGCAAACGTGCCTATCATAATTTGGCGGAGTATGCGCAGTTGAAAGGGGTTCCAGAGCAGGCTTTCCTGAATGCGAAGTGGAGCAAAGAACCTGTTACCTACGGCAAGCGACCTGCGCTCCAATTCCCAACGGCAGGCGGGACACGTTACCGCTTTATTGACGGGCAATCACCCGCGTTTATCAGTCAATCGGGCTATAAAGCCTGTTGGTACGGGCTGAAACCCGCTGCTGCGTTCGCACGGGAACACGAATTGCCGCTGATTCTCTGCAATGGTGAACCGAGCGTGGTCGTGGGATTACACTGGCGCATTCCAGCCTGCGCCATCACGGGCGGCGAATCACCCACGTTCCCAGACGCGCTGCTGGCCGAACTAAAAGCTATCTGGACGGGTTCGATCCTGATTGCAATGGATTGTGATGAAGCCGGACGCAAGGCCGCAGCGGGCAAAGCCAAGATTTTGCGGGCGGCAGGCTACACGGTGGCGGTGATCGACCTGGGGCTGGATGACAAGGGCGACTTAGCCGATTTCTGCAAGCTGTATACCGACAGCGCCCTGGACACGCTGTTAGCGCTCGGTCAGGATGCCTCAAATTCAAACGACAAGGGGGCAAATTCAAGCGCAGCGCCCGACTTGGCACAACTGCTCAAAGAACTCACAGCAGCCCGCCGCAAAAACGATTTAAGCAACACGGCTGGAACCGCTAAATTGCTGGACGAAATCCAAAACGAAGTGGACAAATCACGGCTGGCGAATATGGGACAGGCCATTGTCCCGTTCAGTACATTGGTCAACGTGCGCCATAAGCGGCTGGATGCAGCGCGGGCGAACCCCAGTCCGATACAAGGGCTGCGCAGCGGCATTAGCAAGCTGGATGAACTGATCGGCGGATTTGTGCCGGGACGGGTGCATACCTTCCTGGGCGATACCGGGATGGGCAAGTCTACACTGGTCGCCACCATCGCCGCGTCATTCGCTGCGCAAGCCCCTGGTCTGATTATCCCGACTGAATCAATGGCGGGTGATTATCTGGATAAGCTGGTCGCGTTCAAAGCCAATGTACCCTATGACCTGATCGAAACCGGAACGCTGGCAGAGGATCAGTATCGCGCGGTGATGGCGATGTATAACTGGCTTGAGGAACGGCAGGTGGATATGCTGGACACGCTCAATCCGTCTTCAACCAGCATTGGCAGCGCGATCCGCCAGGGCATTAAAACACGCGGGTATCAGTGGATATTGATTGACAGCCTGAACAATCTGGATTCGCTGGTGCATGATGACATTTACGGCAGAACCAGCGAAGCGGCGGATTTCCAGCAGGAATTGGTGCGGATGGGGTTAGTGGTGCTGTCCACGTCGCAGGTTGGGCGCAACATGAAAGACCGCAAGAATAAAATCCCTAAAATGGGTGACGGCCTGGGCAGCGGGCGCATTGAGCAGAATGCCGATGTGCTGATGGCCGGATACAACCATCAGTATTATGTGGATCAGGGCGATGCAGAATTGAATCCGAAATTCCCGCCTGGGCTGATGTTCATGCGCTGCTTGAAACATCGCTGGCGGGGCACAGCGGGCGGGCGGTCAACGTTCCTGACGTTCAAAGGCGGCATAGGGGTATATGACTAATGATTTACACCTATCGCTATGCAAGACGGAAGATTACTGCACACACCTATTTCAACGTCCTGGGCGAACGTTACCGCAAGACTGTGGACGCGAAACACGTCACCCGTTATTTCAAGTGGGACGGGAAAACATGGCAATTGTTCAGTTGGGCGAAAGGGCGGCATATTGAAATGCTGGTGAAGGATGGATACGGGAAACGAAGCAAACGGCAACCAAAATAATTTCGCCCAATGGGGGAAGATTGGAGAAACAATGAAACACGAATTGCAGCATGATTTGTACATACCGCCGCAAGTCTGGATTTTAGCGATTAGCCTGGGGCATATGATAGCAGTCAAGGAAGAATTCCCGACCATGTGGGTTGACCTGTCGATTGAGAATATTCAGGCCACGTTGATGTTATTCGTGTATGAGCATAGGCAGTTTTTGAAAGGACTGGATGATGATTTACGTGGATGAATTACGAAACTACGGCGACAAGCTAGGCGAATGGTGTCATATGTGGGCGGATAGCGAAGATGAATTGCACAGCTTCGCAAAATCGCTGGGATTGCAGCGTCACTGGATGCACAGATCATATGGAATTTCAGGCGACTTCAAGCATTACGATTTACGTCCGGGCAAACGCGCAGCGGCTTTGAAGCGTGGTGCGCAGTTCAAGCCGCTCAAAGATTATATCGCTGAGAGATGGACAAGGGGTGAATCATGACTCAATTTCAACACACATTGAAGGCACTGCTGGAAGGGCGCAAAACGGAAACCAGCCGCATTGTCAAAGCCAATCAGCTATGGTATCCGAATTTAGGGGTGATCGCTGATTCCGAAGATCACGGATGGAATAATCGCACTGTATGGGCAATCGGCAAGGATTACGCCATTCAGCCTGGACGCACGATTAAATCAATCGGGCGGTATCGCGTGGAGGCGATCTGGCGTCAGGATGTGCGGACGCTGACGGCTGAACAAATAAGCGCAGAAGGATTTTATGCAGCCTGGGGATCACGATGGGATTTTATGCAAGTCTGGATACAGATGCACGATACCGGATATTACAATCTTCTTCGAAAACACGCCATGCTTCCCGGCGAAGCTAATCATCCGAGCAGTGAAGCATATTGGGGAACCCGATTGAACGAACGCCTAGCAGAACGCTATCAGGCGTGGCGCATGACCATCCAGGTTTTGTGGGATACCGTCGATTGGGATGCGCCAGCGGTGAAAGCTTTACAGATCGAACCGAAAGTGCTAAACTAAAAGATAAGTTTTGGAATGGAGCAACCATCATGCGGGAGCGCTTGGGGGATTTGTACGATCCATCGGGACAAGAATCGCACTGCTTCACCGCTCAGTTTCAATGCTTTAGCAAGACCGAAGACGGCTCCAACGTGGCGCTGCTGCTGCTAATCCAGCGCAAAGGGCAATTCGTGGCCGATCATGTGTGGATTCATCGCAGCAAGCAGTTAAAGCAGTTATGCCCTGAACGCGGGGACATTCTGGCGTTTGAAGCGGTGGTTGGGAAGTATCCGCGTAAAGGTGAATCATTCAGCCGGGGCGAGGATGCTGTGTACGATTTCAGTTTGGAGAAAATTAGGGAAATTCGCATTGTAAATAAGCGAGGAACAATCAGTGAAAACGGCTGAAATCATTTTAAGTGAAACCCTGGCACGTTATAAGCCAAGTTTGATTGTATGTAGCTACAGCGGCGGATACGACTCAATGATTGCTACACATAAGGCGCTGCGCTGGGCAAAACAGAACGCGCATTCAACCAACGTTTTAACTGTCGCAGTCGATACGCTTATTCATGCAGATGGTTGGCTTGAATACGTGAAACAATCTGCCAAAACAATTGGCGCGCGTCGCTTTGAAATCTGTGAAACGACCATGCTGAATAAGTGGATTGCAGATGTTGGCGCACATGGATTTGCGTACAGTCGCGCCCAGCACAAAATCTATTTTTACTACCTCAAGCAGAACGCTTTTCGTGCGGTGGTCGCTCACTACAAAAAGCACAAATCAGATCGCATTATGTTCATAACAGGTGTTCGGCGCGCTGAAAGCAAGGAACGCGCTGATACACCTGAAAGCGAACGTATTGGATCGAATGTCTGGTGCAATCCGTTAGTCAATTGGTCGGAACAGGATGTGCATGAATATCGAATTGAACATGATCTTCCTGAAAATCCTTTTTATAATTTGACCAACAATTCCGGTGATTGTCTCTGTAATTGGCATCGCGAAATTCCCTTGAAAGCAGTTACGGGCAAAGCGTTTGTAGTCATTTCAGCATTGGATAGTGTTTCACGGGAACGATTTGGCTATGGATATGGAGAGAAGCCCAGCAAAGCAATGAAGCAAGAAATCGCAGGTCAATTGCCATTAGATTTCAGCGAAACACCTTATTTGTGCGCAGGCTGCGAACGCGAAAAGCCAAGTCAGGATCAACTTGAATCGGTACTCTTGCAGCGAATGAAATGGGATTAAAGGAGAGGCCAGTGACCGACAATAACGTGTATCTGACAGAACCGAATATGGCGATTACCGAAACCGCCTGGGATGCATATGTGGCGTTTCGCGAGGAATTGACCGACAAGGAAGCTCAGGAGTTGATTAAGCTGATGCATTACGCGCATATCCGCAAGATGCTAGCCGATGACCGTTTAAGCGGGGACGGCGCGGTGATCGTGACCGACATTCCCAACTGTGATTTGTCGTTGGTAGACGCTCATTTTCCAACGCTGAAGGCGCGGCAAACCACACTGTTCACGCGGGCGGGCGCTGCGTTTGTTGTTGGTGTCCTGGCGCGGCGCGGGCATCCTATCCGAACGATGGTTCATTAAGAGGGCAATTCAAATGGAACGGATATTTGAGGCGATTCGTCAGGAACGTAACAATCAGGACTTGAAGTGGGGTGAACAAAATCATTCACCTTTAAAATGGCTAGCGATTTTGATTGAGGAAGTGGGTGAAGTCGGAAAGGCGATCATTGAAAATAATCGCTATCAGTGCAAACAAGAATTGATCCATTGCGCTGCGGTAATCGTCGCTTGGCTTGAATGCGAACGGCGTGGAAAGCAAGAATAGTTCAATAAGGAGCCTGAAAATGCCAACCAGCAAAATTTCATGGGCGGGTGCACCTGGACAGATACCGGAAGCAGTAAATTTCTTAACCTGGAACTGCAATAAAGTCAGCCCTGGCTGTAAACACTGTTATGCGCAGACGCACAGCCTCAAGTATCCGCAGAACAGCGCAGGCGGACAATTCCTGGGTGCGCCGCTGCTGCGGGAAAATGCTTTTGAGGAACTGCGGCTGACGAAACCGGGAACGGTATTGTTTGTGAACACCCATTCGGATACGTTTCATGAAAGCGTATCGTTCGGCTGGATCAAACTCATGTTTCAGCACATGAACCAACGGCCTGATCTGATTTTTCTGCTGCTCACTAAACGCCCGCAAATCGCGCTGCAACACGCCCCCAACCTCAACTGGACAGACAATATCTGGCTGGGGACGAGTATCGAAAGCCAGCAGTATTACGGGCGGTTGGAAACCCTGGTCAAAACCCCGGCGCGCAACAAGTTTATCAGCTTTGAACCGCTGCTGGGCGCGATTCAACCCGACGCGCTGCTGAACGGTGTGCAGTGGATCATCACGGGAGCCGAGAGTGGCGAAAATCGCAGACCTTTCGGCCTTCAATGGGCAATTGATATTAAGAACTTTTGCCAACGCAGTTCAATACCTTTCTACTACAAACAAGGCAGCAGCATTTTCCCAGATCAGAACCGATTGATGGAAGGGCGTGAATACAACGAGCGTCCAGCACAATTTGAATTACTGCATACCCAATATCGGGTGAATGCAGAACAGAAACCATTATTTTAGTTAAGGAGCCAACCATGAAAAACCGCACGAATCGATCCGATTTTCAAAGTGATCTACGGGCAGTGACCAGTCAGGGCAGGGTGAGTAAATCGCGCGTTGTGGTGCTGGAAGCGTTGGAAGCCCAGGGCGCGGAAGGGGCAACGATTGACGAACTGGCACAGTTAATCGGTCAGGATATGCCGGGTGAAAATCCTAAAATGTCCATCGGCAGCGTGTTATCGCGAATGCAAACTGAGGAACATCTGGTTTGTTTGCGCAATCGTTGGTATCTGAAGGAATTTGAACCGCAGCCCAAATTTGAACCCGCGCAAACAAATCACATTGTTTCTTTCACAAACGGTTCATTTCAAAAAATCGCATCCGTCACCCAGAAACGCAAGGGGATCAACATTTCAGTCTACACGTCACCGCGCGTCTATGAAGGCGCAGTTGATATTTCGTTGCTGATCGGCGGGCGCTGGTGGCCTGTCCCGCTGTTTGGAAACGCGCGTATCTGCATTGGGCAATCCAGGCCGGAATGGTCGCCCAATGAACGCTATTACACCGATGTGGAAATCGTCAAAATCGTTCAGGCGGGCGGTAAGGTATCTGAAGAAAAACCCGCACCGCGCGATATTGTCACAATCGATCAGGCTGAATAAAGACAAACCTGACGTGCGATTGCCCGCCGACTCGCGCGTCAGGGAGTTGCGAAATGTTGCGCATGAGTTGGGATAAAATTATCATGAAGTAAAAAACTCGGAGTAGGGCGCAAGCGCTATCCTAATCTTGCGCATACGCTGAAAGGGCTAATCGTTTGTGTCTTTTTTATCGCAAATTGCGATATACTGAACGAAATCACAGGAGTCTATTTATGTCCAAAGAACCTAAAATTACCCGCCGCAAAATCACGGATTACATCCCCGATATGAGCAATGCCAACGCCGGGACAGAGCGTGGCTTGCAGATGGTTGAAGATAGTCTCCAACAGGACGGGGTAGGGCGCTCGATTGTCGCTGATGGGCAGGATCGGATACCAGCAGGTAATAAGACTCTTGAGGCGGCAATGAATGCGGGTATTGAAGATGTGATTGAAATAGAAACCGATGGACGAGCGCTGATTGTCCACAAGCGTTCGGATTGGAATTTGAGTGACCCGCAAGGAGCCGCACGGCGTTATGCCTATCGCGACAATCGAGCAAGTGAATTGTCGTTGACATGGGATGAAACACAAATCATGGCCGATTTGGATGCGGGCGTGGATTTGAGTAAGATGTTTTCGGACATGGAATTGATTGATTTGCAGGCGATGGTCGCAAAGTTTGAACCCGTAGACATCAATGAACAACCGCGTCTCGATCAGAAGTCACCTGTTATTTGTCCTCATTGTGGGCAAGAATTTATCCCAGAATAACACAAAAGATTAGTTTTAGGTGTATAATAGGATTAAATAAATGAATCGCCCGCGTGTTTCAGCACCGGGCGAATGACCCAAAGGATGTAACCCGATGGATACCCCTCAGTATACCCCAAAAGCAGATTGTGAATGTCCTCAATGTGGCATTCATTTCCAGTCACTTTACCACCGAAAACAAAAATACTGTTCGCGGACGTGTCGTGACGACGCCCGAAGAAATCAAGTAAATTGTATCTGCGAACAATGCGGATTGTTGTTTCAGGTGAAAGCCAGTGAAATTAAACACGGGCGTAAATATTGCTCGTTAATTTGCCGCAACGAAGCAAAGCGAAATCAGGTTGATTGTGTTTGTGAACAATGCGGAAAATCGTTTCAAATTGATTCCGCACAAGTTAAGCACGGTGTTGGGAAATACTGTTCTCGTCAGTGTCACGGTATAGGACAGCGAAGGCAGGTTGACTGCATCTGTAAAGAATGCGAAAAATCATTTCAGGTATCTTTCGCGGTAGTAAAACGCGGCGGCGGCAAATATTGTTCAAAAACCTGTATGGGTCTTTCCAAAAGAGGCGAAAAACATTATTTGTGGAGAGGCGGGCAAAGCAAGTATCGAGGTCCAAATTGGACACAACAGCGAAAACTGGCTTATAATCGCGATAATGGCGAATGTAAATATTGCGGCAAAAAGCCTAAAGCTGGTGAGCGAAAGTTTCAGGTACATCATATAAAACCATTTCGCGCTTTCGACGGCGACTATTTAACAGCTAATCAATTAACCAATTTGATTACTTTATGTCAACTATGCCATCGAAAAGCCGAACGCGGCCAGATCGTTATTCAGCCATATCTGTTTTAGGGAGAATTGAAATGAACGAACTGATTAGCAGTAAGCGCCTCGTGGTCTTTGATAAGGACGGTACGTTGGTCAAAGGTGTGATTGGCAAGAATGGCAAATCGCATTGTCCCGACACCTTAGAGACGCAAGAATATTTCGATGATGTAGAGTCGAAGTGTGCCGAATTGGTTCGGGGTGGCGCGATTTTGACTGTGTCGTCGAATCAGGGTGGAGTTGCATTTTCCATTTTGACGAGCGACGAGGCCGATCTGTTGGTACGGGCTGCGACTGAATATATCGGCGGCCTGGGGTACAGGGTATCGTTTTATCATCCCAACGGCAAGATTGCACCCTGGAATCAGGATCATCGCACCCGCAAACCCGCTCCTGGTATGTTATTTGACCTGATGGAACAATGCGAATTCACGTCCGCCAACACGGTCATGGTCGGGGATTGGGATACCGATAAGCAGGCGGCAGAAGCGGCGGGCTGTGCATTTATATGGGCGAACGATTTCTTTGAGCGTTCCAACCCGTTTGCGGATCGACTGCACAGCATTATGGATGTGAAATGATGACTTGCAAATTTGAAATCAAGTTCATCACGCCCTGTTCCGATGATGACGGGTTTACAAAACTACTATCGGAATTGAAGCGTAGGCAAAAGCGGCGACGGCAAGCCTTAAATCGTTTTGCGCGCCAATATCTGGGGATACTGCGATGAACATTTCCAATTTTAACACCTATCTGGAAACATTGCGGGTGATTGAACGGTTTATTGAACAGCACGGTCAATCACCTACCGTAGATGAAATAGCCCAGCGGCGCAATATTCATCGCAGCGCGATTAATAAGCAGCTTGTCGTTTTGGCTGAACGCGGATACATTGAACGGCGCGGCGGGTGGCGCAATATTCGGGTGATACGGAGAGCGACATGAAAATTTATCTGCGCTGGCTCAAAATTCTGTTCACCTGCGGCTTGGGGCGGCACGCTGCCATGACCGAAACTTTATTCCCGCCCAACGGCACCTACACCGAATGCACGCGCTGTCACCACGCGGTTTATACCCGTCCAGGCATGGCGCGCGATGTGCATTTGCGCCCATCAGCGTGGGATGTGGCGCGGGGATTATATGACAGGGGAATACAATCATGACCAGAACGCTCGGAGCGGGTTCGATTGCAGTGTATAATGCGATTGAGGAATTCTACAGCCTCAACGAATGTTCGCCAGGGTATAAAGAAATCATGGCGATGACCGGATTTACCAGCAAAGCGACTATCGGACATCATTTGAATCGTTTAGAGCAAGCAGGATGGATTATCCGTGAACACAAGAAACAACACGCCATCGTTCCGGTCAAGTATCCGCGTGTGTATTATCGCTTGCGCAGGCTTGCTGCTGATACTCATGGCTGGATGTGTCCAACCCATTTTGACGCCCACGATTCCCCCAATGGGCGAAACCCCGACGCTTATCGCATCCTCTACAAAGGCATCGAATTTAACATTAGCCCCAACCCTGACAGCAATGAGCACTTCAACGTCAACACTGACACCGACTGATACCGCAACCTTTACACCCAGCGCCAGTCCAACGGTCACGCTGACGCCTGCGCCGACTTGGACGGCGTGGTTAATCAAGATGAACTTTTCAATGACTGAACAAGCCATCTTCAGTCCCAAGAATTCAGTCCAGAATTGTTTCATCAGTTATTTTGACCTGACACTTCAGCCTGGATATATTGGCGTTTGGAGACGCGATAACGGTGGGTATATGCAGTGTATGGATTTAATCGGACAATAAGGAGCCAACCATGAAGGGTCAAGGGATAGTCGAATACGTGCTAGTTTTAGTGTTGATTGCAGTCGTGGTGATTTGCTTCTTAGCGGTTTTTGGGCCGCTATTCAGTGGTGTTTGCGGGCTTGGGCATAGTCAATTTGAATGCAGTGATTCCAAAGTGCAGGAATGCCTCAAGACGGAACAATACACGAAGGATCAATGCGTGATTCTGGTCGGAGGTAGCAAATGAACCCTGAACAGTGGGCGCGCGTCAAGTTTGTTCACGATCTTCGGGTCACAGTCTCGCCGGACTGGATGCAAGGCCAGTATCGGGATTTACCCGTGCTGCCCATGCCTGACCACTTCTGGCTGCATTCGACTGATCTCCCAATAGACGATACACGATTTTGGGAACGGGTGATTGCAGAAGGGTTGATTGAGGAAGCTCCGGAGATTCGGTATCAGCCGCGCGGAGATTGGATGGATCATTTTCCGCCGCGCTGTTATCGGCTGACGGCGAAAGGACGACATGTGCTGGACAATCCGCATGAATACGTGTATGCAGTAGAGGAAACACCATGACGGAACAACGAAGAAACATAACGCTATTCTTATTCGGTTGTTTCGCGTTTGGCGTCGGCATGTTTGCCTGGGCGTGGATTATCAATCGAATAGCGGGTTGCTAGAAAAGCAAAAACCCCGCGCTAACAGGGTTTTGCTGGAAAGAGTCAGGCACGTTCGCAATTAGTATACGATCATTACGGATAATTGCCAACGTGCCAAGCATTTACGACTGTATCAATCAAAAGGCCGATGCGATCAAAGCCCAGCGCTGGCTGGATTACAAACCCTTACCCCGCTATAAATTCAAGGATCAGGATGATAACCTGGCTACCGTCACGCTGGACGTTGGTGTGTTCGGCCAGTTTGTCGTCTTGAAGCGTCCAACAGAAGGCGCAGCGATACGCGGGGACAGCACCCGCAATTTGATTGTGCGCAGACGGCGTACAGTCGATTGGCGCTGGTGCATCCACCATAAATGTCGTCACCCATTCGATGATTTTAGATACAATCCAAAACATTATTTGCATGGTTATTCATATGCTTGCAAAAAGGGAATTATTGAAATGAGGGGAAAACACTGGCACTTGTCGGTTTAAAATATGTTATAATGATTTTACAGAACATTTCCCGTGCTGTTGAAGTCAGCACGGGAATAATGAATAACCTGTTAGGAGGCTACTCATGTCTAATTATACTCGCTCTTGTAACAAATGTGGGATTGAATATCCGCTCACTTCAGAACATTTTCGGCGCGATGCTCAAAAGTCCGATGGGTTTCAACATACCTGTAAACGTTGTAGGGGCGTGAAGCCTCCTCGTAATACAACCCCAATTGATTTTGGTGACGCCATTGGGATTCCCCTGACACAAGGATTTGTCGCAATCATTGATCGAATTGATATTGATCTTACTGATAAAACGTGGTCATCATGTATTCCCAAAAAGCGCAAAGTTTATGCTGGGCGTGATGAAAACGGGATTCGTGTTTATTTACATCATGTGATTTTTGAGCGAACTATTGGACGGAAATTGAATAAAGGTGAAACGGTTGACCATGTAGATGTTAATCCGCTGAACAATAAGCGTGATAATCTTAGATTAGCGTCAAAGGGGCAACAGCAATACAACACTTCAAGACGATCCGATAATGCATCAGGGTTCAAGGGCGTTCATTATCGTGCGGGATCGTCGAAACCTTGGCGCGCTGAAATTACCAAAGATCGAAAACGATACATATTAGGATATTTCTTAACGCCAGAGGAAGCGCATCGCGCTTATATTGAGAAAGCCAAAGAATTATTTGGCGAATTTGCCCGTTTAGAGTAGACGAAGCACGGCGGCGACCCTGGCAACATTTGAGTTCGGTTGCTTGACACGTCAACTATAATATAGAGTAGAGGTAGTGTTAAGATGACTAACAAAGTTTATGATCGGCAAGTAGGTGAAAGCGACAAGGCATTTGAGGCATTCACCGTTTATCGAGACATGGGCGCAAATCGTAGTCACGATGCTGTTGCGCAAAAGTTAAGCAAAAGTTCAACCATTATATCCCGCTGGGCGTCTCAACACGGTTGGCGTGAGCGTGTCAGTGCTTATGACGATTACATGGATGCCCAGGCGCGTAAGAAATTTGAAGCCGATGCGATCAAGCGCAAAGTAGATATGCTCAAGCGCCATGCCCTCACAGGTAAAATCCTACAACAGAAGGGCGTGGATTATCTCAGCAGCAAAGGTGTGGATCGTTCATCAGACGCGGTTGCAGCCATCAAAGCAGGCGTAACCATCGAACGGCAATCAGAGGGTTTGCCCGAATACATGATGGAGATTGTGAACGCCGATGACAACGAAATTGCCCGCCAATACGCTGCGCTGTTAGCTTCATTGGGGAATGAGCCGGACGCAGACAGTCCGTCTGAAACGCCTGATCCTGTAGTATAATTAAATAAAATCCCCAGCACTGTTGCAAGCAGTCTGGGATTGAGCAGCTATTAGGAGTAGCCACTATGACCAGTGTATCAGGTATTTATGTTATTCTCCACAAGAAAAGCGGCATGATTTACATCGGTCAAGCGCAGAATATACGCAAGCGCTGGAAAGATCATCGTGCTGGATTGAATACCAATCACCATCACAATTCGCATCTGCAATCAGCCTGGAATAAATACGGCGCGTCAGCTTTCCAGTTTAAAATACTTGAACGCTGTTCTGTGGATCGGTTGGATGAACGTGAGCAGCATTATCTAAATATCCACATGCCAAAGAAAACGTGTTATAACGTTTCAACATTGGTTGGCACAACACGAGGAATATCTCCTAGCGCTGAAACACGAATGAAATTAAGCGCTGCCAATAAAGCAAGATATACCGATCCAGCCGAACGGTTGAAAACCAGTGAACAGCTAAAAGGTCATTATGTTAGTGATGAAACACGAAACAAAATGGCTGTAAGCAAAGCAATGAACTGGCTTTTGATTGATCCTAACGGTACTGAATACATTGTTAGTAATTTGCGTCAGTTTTGCCGACAAAACCAGTTGAATGATAGTGCTTTGTCGGCAGTATCTAAGGGTAGATTTAAGCATCACAAGGGCTGGGTATGTCGCAAGATCAACTGATGCTTAAATTGCGAAAACTCGCCGCTATGGAAGCGGAGATGAAGCGGCGGGGAATGATGATCCCCAGGCCGGAACCGCCGCCGCCAACCAGCAAACCGGAACCTGAATTTCCGCCGCCCGTTGAGTGGATCGAGCAAAACTTTTACCTCTACGACACGGGCAATCTGATAACCCTTTACGATTGCCAGCGCCGCCCGCTGCAACTGGCGTTAGAGCGCGATGCGGCAGGGTTGTTCAAGTACACCACGATATTATGGTCATGGCCTAAGAAGTCAGCCAAATCGAGTGTGATTGCGTCTGTGGCGGACTTCACTGCTGCTAGCCGCAATCGGGCATCGGTCAAGCTGGTGGCGAACGACTTGAAGCAGGCTGATTCCCGCGTGGGTATGTACCTACGCGAAAGTATCAAGTTGGGACAGAAAGCCGGAAACCGCGATACAGCCATCCGCATGACGCCATCCGGCTATACCACAAAATACCCCAACGGCTCGATCATTGAATGCGTACCCATTGACCCCAGCGGCGAAGCGGGCGGTAATGACGACATGATCGTCTATAGCGAGCTACACGGCTGGAAAAGCAAAGCCCATCAGCGCATGTGGACGGAAATGACCCTTTCGCCCAACAAGTTTGGTAACAGTCAAAGATGGGTGGACACTTACGCGGGCTTTGAAGGTGAATCGCCCATCCTTGAGCAACTGTACCAAGTAGGCGTGAAGCAGGGGCGGCGCGTCTGGGATGATCTGGAAGTCTACGTAAACGAGCAAGCCCGCATGTTGACCGTGTGGGTGACGAAGCCGATGCTGCCCTGGCAGGTGAGCGCTTCTGGTCAGGAATACTACGCTCAGGAAGCAGCACAACTCGCGCCCAACGAATTCGCCCGCATCCATCTCAATCAGTGGGTGAGCAGCGAAGACGTGTTCATCCCAGCGGAATGGTGGACTGCTTGTAAATCAGAATACGACGATATAAAGCCCGACGAACCCGCTATCTTATCTTTAGATGCTGGGGTTGCAAGTGACTGCTTTGCTGTTCTGATGGTCACGCGCCGAAATGATAAGGTCCAGGTTCAATACTCTAAGAAGTGGCAACCTGTTCCTGGTCAGAAACTCGATTTTCAGCCTATCGAAAATGAAATTCGCAGACTGATTAACACCTACAACATAATTGAAATGGCATATGATCCATATCAATTAGTCTCAATGGCTGGGCGTCTTCGCGCTGAAGAAGTCATTAACGTGCGTGAATTCAATCAATCTTCCCCGCGCGCAATAGCTGATAAGCGACTCTATGACATGATTAGAGAAAAGCGTATTCAGCATAAGGGCGATCCTGATTTAACGGCACATATTCTCAATGCGAATCGCAAACCTGAAGACGAAAACAAACTCAGGTTGATTAAGCGAACGCCAGAGGGGAAAATAGATTTAGCAGTCTGCTTAAGTATGGGGTGTGATCGCAGTTTTGCCTACGCCCTAGAATAAGCTATAATTGAGGGAATAAAAGGTTCGCCCGCGTGTTATCAGCACCGGGCGAGTGAGTGTCACATTGGAGGTGAACACTATGGCTATTGTATCCGGTATTTATATTATTCTCAATCGCAAGAACGGCAAAGTATATCTCGGCAAAACAAACGATTTGAAGCGAAGAATCAAAGAACATCACTCCAAATTGAATTGCGGACATCACGATAACCGTTATCTGCAAGCATCCTGGAATAAACACGGCGCAAAAGCATTTCAATTCAAAATACTTGAACGCTGTCCCCTTGAGCAGTTAGACGAACGTGAAAAGCATCATATTGCAATCTACAAGGCGCGCGGATTGGCTTACAATCTGTCTGATGGCGGCGAAGGGGCGTCAGGAGCAATTCGTAGTCCTGAAACCCGCCTGAAAATGAGCAAGGCTCAAAAGGGGAGAACAATAACCCCAGAGGCGCGGCGCAAACTCAGTGAAGCCAATACAGGATTTCGCCACACTGAAGAAACACTTGCTAAAATGCGTGAAGTCCATACGGGAAAATTACACACTGAAGAAACTAAACGCAAGATTGCAGAGTCGCACAAAACAGAAAATTTAAGCGAAGAATACAGGCGCAAATTGAGCGAAGGCGCAAAACGCAGGGAAGCCCGCAAACGCGCAGAACGTGACAAAGCCGACTAACATTATCGAGGCAACTATGGACGACAATTTACTACAACTTGAAAAAGCGTTGTCCTTGCCCGATCCGAACAAGGCCGCGCGTCTGAGTGTGCAGTCCCGCGCGGAAGCGTCCAACGGCTTCGCCCCTACTACTGATGTCATGGGGGGCGGCGTGTTCTGGCTGACGCTGGGACAGCGCCTTGAGGAAGAACCGCGCTGGAATCCCATTTATCCCAACTTTCGGGATCGCTTTTTAACTGAATTCGGACGCAGCGAGTCGATGATGGCAAGCGCCATTTACTCAATGGGAACACGAATTGGCACATTGAATTACACGCTCAACGGTCCGCCGCGCATCAAGAAGTTCACCCAGGAATTGCTCAACAAACCAGGATTGGGCGATAACTTTGCTGCAATCACCAAAAAGCTGTCTTATGACCTGGACACCACCGATAACGGCGCGTTCATGGAGTTGTGGAAAGCAGGCAGCCCTGAGAAAGCGCCGCCCAAGAATGCACCTTGTTTGGGATTTGGGCATCTGGACAGCCGTTTATGTTGGCGTTCGTTTGACCCTGAATTTCCCGTCTGGTACACGAACCCGGTCACAGGTGTAATCCGCAAGCTGCATAAGGATCGTGTGGTGTTTTCGGCTAACAATCCCCAGCCGATTGAACTGGCGCGCGGGATTGGCTTTTGCGCTGTATCGCGCGCGATGCGCATGGTGCGCGTGTTCAAGAATATGCAGATTTTCGTGGATGAAAAGGTTTCAGGTCGCTTCACGCGGGCGCTGGGGGCGATCAGCGGGGTATCGGCAGGGCAGGTGAAGAAGGCGCTGCAAAACCACGCCGATGAGATGGATAATAAGGGTTATGTGGTTTATAACGACATACCATTTCTTATTGATCCATCCACTGAAGGCAAAAACGATATTAAAATCTTGCTCCAAGACCTGGCTACCGTGCCGGACGGGTTTAGTTTCCGCGACGATGCGGATTTATATGCCTATATTCTAGCGTTCTGCTTCGGCGTGGATGCCCGCGAATTCTGGCCTGCGACCCAAAGCGGGGCGACTAAGGCGGACGCCACTGTTCAGAATATGAAGGCGCGCGGGCGCGGTATCGGTGATCGTATTCAGATGGTTGAGTTCTTTATTCGTGCCGCCATTGCTGAAGTTGTGGATTTTGAATATGACTTCAGTGACGATGACCAGGACAAAATGCAAGCCGAAATCCAGGGAATGCGGCTCAACAATCTGTCCACTTTGCAGCGTGGTGGGGCGCTCAATTCGCTTGAGATGCGGGCGTTAGCTATTGCCGAGGGCATTATCGACGGCGCGCTGCTGGAAACTCTGAATCTGCCTGTGGACAGCGACAGCAGTCTTGCCGATCAAGAAGACGATCAGGACTCGCTGGAAAGCAATACGGGCAATAGTGAAACCCCCACCGATGGTGCGGTTGAGCAGACGTCCGTTGGTAAGGCGCTGACTGTAAAAACCCAGGCAGCCTATCGGCGCAGCCTGCGCCAGTTTGTACGCGGCTATTGGAACGGTGAGTTGGGCGCATTCGATTTCTTTGATGGCTTCGCCAACACGATTGAGCGCAACTTTACCAAAGCATGGTATGACGGCGCAGCCCAATGGGGTATCGCGCCCAATGAAATCACCGACGAAGAAAAGACTCGGTTGCGGCTGGAAATCAATACCGAAATAACGTTTATCAGCGGGTTTGCTGATGCGATCCAGAACGGCAGCAAAGCCAATGGTGGACAGTTAGCGCCACTATATGACCGATTAGAAATGTGGGTGAATGCATATGATCGAATCATGTCGTTGGCTGGGCAGTTGGCGGCTGCGGATGCGAAAGGAATCTGGGTGTATGGGGACACAATCGACCACTGCGCTAGTTGTTCGACTTACGCCGGGCGTGTCTACCGCAACTCCGTTTGGGTCAAGTGGCTTGAACCCTATGACTTATTGCCTCACGGCGGGGGATTGGCCTGCAAAGGGTTTAGGTGTGAGTGTTCGATCAAGAAAACATCGGAACCCGTCAGCAGCGGACGCCCGCCGATTGTGACAAAGGTGCATACCCATGACCCGATTAAAGCTCACGGCAATTACCCCGCAACACATACCGAAAACAGCCGAATACACCAAAGCAATAGAGCAGGCCGTTCTCAAGACAATGACCCTGGCACAGCGGGATTACGAGTCTACACAACGCACCTGGAAAAAGAAGGCCAAGTTTAATCTCACCGAAGACAGGGTAAACGGCAATTATCGAGTCACGACGGGAACCAATAACAAGCGCTATGGCTGGATAGATGATGGGACAGGGCTTTACGGTCCAAAGCACCAGACGATTAAGCCCAAGCGCTCCAAGTATTTTACGTTCCAGATCGGTGGACAATTGAAAACACGCCCCGATTACATTGGTTCCGATTCAGGATCACCGCATACCAAATGGGTGCGCGTGCGTGAAATTAAAGGTATTCCCAGCCGTCGTTTTACCATCGTGATCGGCAAGCGGCGGCAGGTCACACTCACCCAGGAAGTCAGCCATGCAATTGCGCTGGTGAACAGGACAATGAAATGAGCAAATCAACTGCATTGCTGTACGAAAACGCTTTACGGGCGGAAGCGGCTGAGCATGAAATTCGCGACATTCTTAAAGCATTAAAAGCCAATTGCACAGATGATTTCGTAGTTATCATTGATGGTGCGATTGATTGGGCGAGAACGATTGATGAATTTGTGAGTTTTGTTCAATTGGATGCTAAGGAGAACAATCATGGCGGGACGTAAATGGTGGGCATTGCTTGTAGGGTTGTGGTTCGTAATTACCGGATTGCTGGCGATCACAAATCTTACAGTCGCAGGTGTCGGTATTTTCATGGGCTTCTTGGCAGTTGCAGCAGGCGTACTCCTCTGGTTGGATCGATAGTGTAACCCCGCCGCTAGAATGGCCTTAAATCGAACAAGAACCCGCTTTTTAGCGGGTTTTATATTGCACATGAGGGTTTACCGCTATGCCCTACGAAATTCGCGGCAATTGCGTTTATAAGCAGGGCAGCAGCAAAGCCCTTAAATGTTACGACAATCACAAGGACGCTCTGGCCTATCTCAGAGCATTGGAGGCCAACGTGAGCGATGCAAAAACGTTTGAAGATGCCCGTAAGCTATTCTCCTTGCCCTCACAAGATGAGGTCAATTATTCTCCCGCTGGGGGAACGCCGGGGCATATGTGCTCCAACTGCCGCTTTTTCACCCGTGATTGGGACGGCGCGCCGGAATGCTATCTGATTAGCAATTGGCCGGAACGGATTGAACCTACGGGGGTTTGCGACCGTCACGAAACCGGAACGCCTGAAATTGTTGAGGTTGTTCCTGTGCCTGTCGTCATCGTTGAGCCAGATTATTTCGAGGGCGACAGCGCAGAAATGGCGCTGACCGTTTCCAAGTCGATCTTTCAGCGCGTCAAGGAATTCGCTGCAACGCTGCGCCCCAGCATTGTACCGCCGAAAGAACAAGATGCTTTCCAGGTGTACAAAACCCAGGACGGGAAAATGGGCTGGGTCGCACGACACACGGGCAAATGGATTGACCGCGAAGGTGAAATTATCGCAGAGCAAGCCCACGAGAAATATGTGAGCCGCGTTCAAAAAGGCGATGTGCCGATGCCCGAATTGTGGATGTGGCACAACAAAGGTACGAAGCACGGGCAAGCGGTTGCGGTGTGGAAGTCGGGCGGTTTCACCCTGGCAGCGGGCTTGATTGACGATACGCCGGAAGGCCGCAGCATGTTCGATTATTACCAAAAGCACAGCGGCAAGATCAAGTTATCGCATATGTTCCACTACCCCAAAGAATCCAAAGTCAACGGGGTGTATTACGATCTGAACACGGTTGAAATTACAACCTTGCCCGATGGGGCGGAAGCTTTTCCCTATACCAGTTTTGAGGAGATTCAAACGATGGCGCTGCCAAAAGTTGCACAAGACATGATTTTAGAGGCCGGAGGTCAGGCGATGCTGGAACGCGCGCTGGCGGCGGACAAGCTAGCCGAGACTGACACCAAAACCCTGGATGCGTCGGGCGTGGCCTGGAAGGGCTACGACAAGTATGGGGACAACGTTGTCCCTGCTGAAAAGATCGCTGGCTTGGAAACCGCTCAGAAGGCGATTGACGATCAGTTGAAGCTGCTGGCGGATGTTCCAGCAACCATCAAGGCGCTGAATGACGGTATAAAGTCGCTCACCGACCAGTTGCAGGTCGAACTGGAAGCCAAAGCAACGCTGCTGGGCAAGATCAATGATCTGGAAGCCAAAGCCGCGCTGCTCACCGATTTGAAACCCCCGGCGAGTCAATCCAGCGAAACGCTGCTGGCTGACCGCGAAAAAACCTTGTTGGATACGATGATTGAGACGTCCAAACAAATGGATAGCCCGTCATTGGTCGAAAAGTTGTTGGGCGTTCAGCCCGTAATCACTTCATAAGCGGCCTTGCCCGCACCTTATAACCGTTAACGGAGGTTAACATGTCCAATCTTGTTGAGGACGCCCTGAAAGCCAATGGCGGCGTCATCCCTGGGCAGGGCGTTGCTACCAAGAACGATCCGCCCCTTGCACCCGTCCAGCCCTACTTGCATGGTCCCAACGGACTATTCAATCGTCGGGATCGCGAAAATCCAGTCTTTAGCGCTATCATGACCCCCATGATGGGCGTAGCTGAGGCGCTGCCCGTGTTCAACGGCGCGCGCAATCTGGATGGCGCTTTCGGAGGCACAGACGCAGCCTTTGAAAGCCTGCTCACAGGGGTGACAGCGGGCGCGCTGGACTCGTTCGCCAACCAACCGACGCAGCCCTGCCAGGATGGTCCGGTGGGTGGGTTACTCAAGTTCTGTTCGATGGTGAACACCTACGGCAACTACAAAATGGCTACTCGCGAAGTGGAAATCACCCGCGCGGGACGCGTGGCCGATATGACCGACGCCTTCAGCGTCCAGGTTGCCAACCAGTTTCCACCTGGATTGTTCGCAACGCCGAGCGGAACGCCGTCCTTGCAAAATGCCGTCAACAATGAACTCGCCAGCCGTATCTGGGAAATGACCATCGGCTTTCAACGCATGTTCGCGCCGCGCGTGTTCACGGGTACGCCCGCCAACAACAATGGCACGGCAGAGGATATTGTCGGGCTGAATATTCACATCAACAGCGGCAACAAGCTGGATGCCAAGTCGCAGTCGATTTGCACTGCCGCCAACAGCGATGTGAAAAACTTCGGCAGCGCAGTCGTTTCCGGCACTGAAACCACATCGAACATTGTTAAGTATATTGAGATGTGCGATGCCTTTTCGGTGTATCGCGCGCGCCGTCAGGGATTGGGAACACCGGAATACATCATTGCGATGCGTCCCGAACTGTGGTTTGAAATTACCCAGGTTGTTCCGATTCAGAAGTATCTAAAAGTGATCGCGCAGGTGAACGGCATTACCAATGCCCGTGCCAACATTGACATGGAAACGGTATATGCAGATCGTAATGCAATGCGTGAAAACCATTTGATCCCGGTCAACGGGCGCATGATCCGCGTGGTGGAAGATGACACGATTGCTGAAACCAACCTGGGCAAGTTCGCAGGTGTTGACCGCTATTCCAGCACCATCTACGGTATCCCTCTGACCGTGCTGAATGGCTACCCGGTCACATTCTGGGAATACTTCAACCATGCCAATGCGCAGGCGCAGGCCATTCAGAACGTTGCGGGTCAACTCACCTGGACGACTGACGGCGGCATGTTCCGCTGGTTTGCTGACTTCGCGCGCGGCTGCTTGAAGCTGAATGCCGTGTTCACTCCGCGCCTACGTATGCGCACCCCGCAAGTGGCGTGGCGGATTGACGCAGTGGCTTACGAACCAATGCAGCACTTCACCTCCTGGGACCCGAACAGCAGCTACTTTGTCAATGGCGGCGTCACCCAGGGCGAGAATCAGAAATACTACTCGGCTTGGGACCCAACAACGCCTGGTGTTCCTGGCGGCCTGTAGTCTTTTCTGCTATAATTGAGCGAACATCCAACCCTGTGAAAGGTGTTCGCTCATGCCTGTTATCAAATACGAACAGAAGCGCGTTTATAACTTCCCGTATGTCGTGGTCATCATTTTCTATCAAAACGGTACAAATGAATACTACGATTTGCCTTTTCCGATGCTGGGATATAAATCTGCGGGTGAAGCTTTTTTTGTTCAATGGCTTAGATTTCAAAGACGGATGGCTTGTGTTCACAGACGTTCAAAAAACGTTTTACGCAATGCCAATTGCATCTATTTTGAGAATCGAATGCGAAATCATTGAAATGGATTCGCAATAACTGCTATAATGGCTTGAATCCAACCGTATGGGGGGCTGCGCGGACAAATACTCACGCAGCCTCTAGAAAACGCTTAAATATGCCTTATAGCTCGATTTCCGCCCCTTCCAGAGGATTGTTAACCATTACAGCGCAGCAATTATTCAAGCTGCTGCAACAAGGCGCGATTTTACAATCCGTTCACAACCCGTTTGAACAATCATATATTCACGAATTGATTACGCGCATTCCTGATGGACGGGTTTATCAGCGGATTTCTGTTGATCTTATCAACGAACTGCTCAGTCAGCATAAAATCCGTAGAACTGAATACCGCCCCTGGAATGGTGCGGTAAATTATTTCTACAATCTCATGATCGTGTGTAATGCAGTTGAACTGCTGGAACTGATGCAGACCGGGGCAATATTAACCAGTCGTTGGCGCTACGGGAAGCGCATCAATAATTTAAAATTGCCAACGGGTGAAAGTCTGACTGTTCAATACAGCAATGTTCAATCGCTGCTGAAACATGGTAAGATTTACAGCATTCCGCTATCCGGTGACAATTACGATTATTATCTGGTGAAACCTCCATGCCCTACAACTTAAAGCCAACCTATATCTCCCGCGATGTACCACAGTATTTTGATGATGTGCTTTCCGATAGTTCTTCCTGGCAGGCCGATGTGTATCGGCTGGCTGCAACACTCGCCCGCGAAAAAGGCATTCAGCGATTGGTGGATATTGGCTGCGGTAGGGGCGAAAAGCTCAAACCGTTGGCTGCTGAATTCAAAATTGCAGGAATTGATTACGAAGCAAATATTGATGCTTTCGCGATCAATATCCCTGGTTCGGATCATTATTTCAGCAATCTTGAAACCGCAATTGAACCACCTGCGCTTTTTAAAGACTCGGTTGTTATTTGCGCTGATGTGATCGAACACTTGATTGATCCGTCAGCCCTGCTGGAAACATTGCGTAACGCTGCGTATACAGCTAATTATGTTCTCGTTTCCACGCCTGACCGGATGCGTGTTCACAAAAAGGATCACAACGGACCGCCCGTGAACCAATACCACGCCCGCGAATGGACGCTGGATGAACTCGTTGGCTGGTTCGAGCAAGAAGGTTTGCCCGTCAAATGGGCAGGCTGGACGATCAGCAATGACAACCGCCCTGAGCAGCGCTGGACGAGTCTGGTTATTTTGTCACAGCATGAAACGATTGACAGTCTTCCAATCACGTTTCAGCCTGCGCCCCAATATCGAAAGGTGTCTAAGAGTAACGGTTCAAACCGTTTGAAAGTGTGGATGACGCCCACGCCCAGCGAGGCCGGACGCGATACCACCAATGCGATCCACCAGATCGTCTGTCGACTGGATGGCTTGCTGCCGGATTATGACATTGAACTGATTGAGCATCCCGATAACGCTGATTTGCGCGTGGGTCATGCCGGACAGGGGAGCGATGGACCGATTGACGTGGCGCATTATCATGGGTTGTACAACACGGCGGGCGGGCATGACGCAGCGCACTTCTTCGCCATCAACTCCCATGTGATCCGCAACCTGCGGGCGGCGAAGATTGTCACCGCGCCGTCTGAATGGATTGCCGACGTGCTGCGGCGCGATATGCACCTGTCCCCTGATATAGTGGGCTGGGGCGTGGATGTGAACGAGTGGGCGCCCGTTACCGATCCAGGGTTATACGTGCTGTGGAACAAGGCGCGCACCGACGCGGTGAGCGATCCAACGCCAATGCTGCAACTGGCGGCGATGGCTCCCCAAGTGCCGTTCCTGACCACGTTTGGAGAGGGCAGGCAGAACGTTAAGACCATCGGCAGACAACCGTATGAGGTCATGAAAGATTATGTACGTAATGCCTCCGTCTATCTGGCAACGGTTACGGAAACTTTTGGGATCGCGACGGTTGAAGCGATGGCGTCCGGCGTCCCCGTCCTCGGCTTTAGGCACGGGAATACTGCTCACTTGGTTGAGCACGGAGTCACGGGATTCCTGGCAGAGCCGGGAGACATTGAAGGACTCTACGAAGGGCTGAAATATTGCCTCAAGTATCGGGATCGTCTGGGCGCGAATGCGCGCGAGGCCGCTAAATTCTATACCTGGGATCGGGTGGCGCAGTCGATGGCAGCGATCTATCGGCGGGCGCTGGAACCGCACCAGGGCGTGAAAGTCAGTGTGATTATCCCCTGCCACAACTATGCGGAATATGTTCAACAAGCAATTATCAGCGTCCAGGAACAGCAAACAACTTTCGATTATGAAATTATCGTTGTGCTAGATCGTTGCACAGATACAAGTTATCAAGCGGCAATGATTTCTCATATGGCGAACACCAATCAACACTGTAATTCTTTCAGTATAAAAGTCGATAACGGTAGTTTATCTGCAACCCGCAACGATGGCATCAAGGCGGCAACAGGCGAGTATATTGTCTGTCTGGATGCCGATGATCGCCTGGGTTCAGCCTTATTTTTGCAAACTCTGAGCGATGCCCTGGATCGTGACCGCACGTTGGGCATCGCTTTTACATCGATTCGGTTCATGAACGCAGCCGGGGAATTAGGCCATTTGTCCACATGGCCGAAGGGGTTTGACTTTGAAGCCCAGGCCGCGCGGCGCAATCAAATCCCGTCCTGTTGCATGTTCCGCAAGGAAGCCTGGGCGCGCGCGGGTGGGTTTCGCCCCTGGTTCAAATACGCCGAAGATGCTGAATTTTGGACAACCGTTCTGGGCATCGGTTATGGAGCAAAACATGTGGTTGAGGATGGTTGGTTCCAGTATCGGCTGCACAGCAAATCCGCTTCGCAGGTTCACCGCACGGGCGAAGTGAAAGAACCCGACTGGACAGAATTTCACCCCTGGACGAAAGACGGTCAGCGCCCCTTTGCAGCAGGTGGCAAACCGCCGCTGGGTTCGTGGCCTGTTCGGTTTTATCTGAACCCTGAAATCAGCGTGATTATCCCAGTGGGGGAAGGTCACGAGGAATTGGTTAAAGACGCGCTGCATAGCGTGGAAGGCCAGACGTTCCGCATGTGGGAATGTATCGTAGTCAACGATACCATCACAAAACTCGATTTAAGCGGGTTTCCCTGGGCAAAGGTGGTTAATCAACTAGCAGGTGAGGGCGCAGGCGCAGCGCGCAACCTGGGCGCAAAATCAGCCAATTCTCCATTCCTGGTGTTTCTGGACGCCGACGATATTTTGAAACCCACGTTTTTAGAGCGAACGCTGGAAACTTACAAGCATCACGGACGCTATGCTTATACCGACTGGATGACCGATGATCGGCGCGGCAAGGTGGAAGTACATCCGACGCCGGAATACGGGCGCGAATCGCTCTGGGATCATCCATCACTGCATCCGGTGACGGCACTCATTCCCCGCTATTGGTTCAATGCTGTGGGCGGGTTTGATGAAAGCCTGACCGCTTTTGAAGACGTTGATCTGTACATGAAATTTTTCGCGCACGGTTTCTGTGGGAAGCGTGTTCCCGAACCGCTGTTGGTATATAATTTGGACACGGGCAAGCGGCGAAAAGCAGGCGAAAAGACCAAGAAACAATTCCTAGCGCTGCTCAAAACCCGTTACAGTGATTTTATGGAGGGCAAAAAGATGTGTGATTGTGTTGATCCGCCAAAGGGCAAGCAGCCCGCGCCGCCATCGCCGGATAACGCGGAAGAATATCGCGCTGCATACGGCGAAATGATCCTGGTGCAATACACGTTTCAGTATGCGGGCGACTCCGCCGTGACGCTGCTCGGTCCCGGCACGAAGGCCAACTATGGCGCGCGGGCAAAGAACGACGTGTTTTACGTCTGGGAAGCTGACCTGATAGCGGGCGGCGATATGTTCACCCGTGTTGAACATTACGATGTGCAGCCGCAGCCAACGATTGTTCCGCCTGCGCCCGAACCTTTAATTGCTTCAACAATGCAATATCAGCCAGCGAGAGAAGTTGAATTGAAAGGTTTTGCGGGCGAAGAAGAAATCGTTTATGACCAAAGCGGGAAAATCCCTCTCGCAATGTTCAAAAACGATACAATTGAAGGCAAACTTGCAGAACAAAAAGCGTTGCCCAAGAAAACAACCCCGCCGCGCGGCGCACGTAAAACGAAAGCGACACGGCGCAAAACATCATGACAGACCGCGAATTGCTTGAGCAGCTATTCAATTTCCTGGTCAATCGCAACTTTGTGCAGGGCGAAGAAGCCGTTGTCAGGGACATGGTAAAGCGGTATAAGCAACCGCCGCTCACCATGTATCATCTGGTGTGTATGCAGATGACGATGGAAGATTACCGCAAGCTGGAAAAGCTGCTTGAACAAATACTGGCGCGGTTCGATCCGAACGTGATTGCCGTTGAGGAAATTGCGAATATTGACGCATTAAAACCGGGCAATCTTGTTAGATCAGCAGACGGCAAACGTCTTTATGAAGTTAATGCCCTGCCTGTTGAGGAAACCGTTCATGACGCTGTTTGAAATCTTCTTCATTGCAGCCCTGGCAACCTATCGTTGGACACTGATGCTCAATAACGAATCGGGTCCCGCGCATATCTTCACCCGTTTCCGTACTCGCGTCGGCGTCAAGTTCGATGAGTACAGCAATCCGGTTGCCAGCAATTGGGTTGCTGAGGGCGTTCTCTGTCCCTTCTGCCTATCGGTATGGGTCGGTATCGCTGTAACGCTCCTAGTGGCCTTTACAGCGGTTTTAGGGCATGTTGAGATCGGTGTCTATATGTTGTTTCCGTTCGCGCTATCCGGCGTCACGGTTTATCTCAAGAAGGCGGTGGGTTGAGTTTTGTAGTATAATAGAGGAATAAAAAGAGCCTGCCGCGTAGCCGTAAACTACCGCAGGCACTACGACTTTCAAGGAGTCACAGCATGTCTATCAGTATACCAAAAACCTCCGGTATCTACAAAATCACCTGCACGGCAAATGGGTTGATTTATGTGGGTTCTGCCAAAAGTTTATTCCATCGCTGGAATAAGCATCGTAGTGAACTGCGAAACAATAAACACTTCAATCCGCGTCTACAAAATGCTTACAATAAATATGGCGAAGATGCTTTCACGTTTGAAGTTCTTGAACTGGTGATGCCCTGGTCGAGAATTGATCGTGAAAATCATTGGTTGAAACAACTTGAACCCTACAAACGAGAAATTGGTTTCAATGTTGGGATGGCAGCAGATAATGGTATGACGGGGCGAAAACACACACTTGAGACGCGGGTTAAGCAGGGCGCTAAAGCAAAAGGACGACAGCATTCATCTGAAAGCCGCAAACTGATGAGTGCGCAGCGTAAAGGTTTGAAAAAGTCCCCGGAACACAAGAACAAAATCAGTGTAACGCACATGGGGATGAAACAGTCTCCTGAAATTTTAGCGAAAATCGCGGATACGTTGTCAAAAAACTACATTGTGATTGATCCAGATGGCAATGAAATCGCTGTCCGCAATCTGAATCAGTTTTGTAAAGACAATGGTCTAAGTCAATGCCATATGTCGGAAGTAGCAAATGGGAAAGCCCGCCATCACAAAGGATGGAGGTGCAGTAAGGAGTAATCAATTTGGCTCGTGCAAGCACCGTCACTGGACTTCCAATCGACACCTGGGGGGCGATATTAGGTTTCTCGCCCTGGGAACTAAATAACTGTAAATTTCCTTTAGCTAAATCCGCCCAATGTAGTGACGTAACATATCAATTTCCCTGGCAACACGATCATCTCTCAAGAGAGGAGATCGCGGAGGCTATTGCGAATGCGGAGAAAATGTTAGCCGATGAGCTACTCTACTGGTTATTTCCCAAGTATTTTGTGGGCGAAGTACAGCAATATACCCGTCCGCATCAGCGTGAATTGTTCGGCTTTGCAGGTGATCCGCGCGGCAATTGGAAAACGGTTCAACTGAACTGGAAGAAAATTGTCAGCGGCGGCGCATTCAACCGCACGGTGATTGGCACAATCCTTGCAGCCGCTATAACATTCCTGGATGAAGACGGCGACGGCATTTTTGAAACCTTTCAAGCAACGATCACCGACGCGGTGATTGGCAACATAACTCATCCCTATGAACTGGTGCTGTATTTCCCCGCACAATTCCGGCACGGCGAGGACATTGGGGAAACCTGGCGCGTCCGCCCGATCACGGTTTCGATCAGCGGCAATACAGCCACTTTTCGCGGGCATCGCACCTTACTCGTCAACCCGCAAAAGGAATTCGGCGTGTCGGCGTCCCCGTTCGATCCAGCGCTGGCTGCGACCTATGTGGATGAATTGGAATGCGCGCGCATTTTCACTGATGATACGGCGACTGCTGCGCTGCCCTATCAAGGTGTGGCGGAGTGGAAAACCATCCCCGGCTGTACGACAGATTGTACCTTTGAGGTTGCGCCGCTGTGCCTGGGCGAACACAATAACGATCAGGGTAGGGTATTCGCTTCATTCGGTTCACCGTCCACTTGGCCTTGCTGCTTTGATCGGGAGCCGGATCGGGTCAATGTCAATTACGTGGCTGGCCTGCCGCTGGTGGATGGTGAAATCCAGGACGAATGGGCGCGCGTAATTACCTATTTGTCAGTATCGCTGCTGGCGAACGAGAAATGCGGTTGTGACCGCAGCAATCGCATTCTGGACAAATGGCGCAAGCCCATTTTGCGCTTTGAAGACAATAACGACGCGGGCGCGCAGGCGTTCGCTTTCAATAAAACGCCGTTGCCGATGACAACGGGCGGGCAATATGCCTGGCAACGCGTAAAGCGCAATCGTGACTTGGAGGTCGTATCAATATCATGAATGGCGAAGATTTATATGCAGTCTACGGCAGTGTGACCGACTTCAAGAATTATCAGGGATTGCCCATGCCGTTATGGAGTAATTTAACCCCAAAAATTCAAGAGGCTTGGAACGCGGTTGCAGATGCAAAAGAGTCAACTAAAGTTGATTTGGAAATACGCGAAATGCGCCAGATTCAACATGCGTTGATTTACGAAGGGCAATTCCAGGATGCTGGCGTTCCCGGTCATGGTCAATTCATTCTCATCGCCAAGTTAGCGAAAGCGTTAGGTATTTCATGACAGAGAAAAAATCAAAACAGGGCTTGGTGCGATCATCGCAACCCTACAACCGAGAAACTTACGAAGACGGCTCTGGAATACCCAGAGTCGTTTTAGTACCCGCAGGCGAAACCGATCTGAAACGAGGCATTCCGCTTTCGTTCGATCTGTCTCCACTGTTCGGGCATATGCCAGCCGATTTCCAGCGCGAATTCTATGCAGCGCTACATGCGCAAGGCTTGGTTGAGCCTGCGGATTATTTCAAATCAGGCGCAGCCGAACGGTATCAAGCAGCGCTGCGCACTGTATTGAAGCACGATTTCTTAAACATTCAAACATTGGCAAAAGAGGAGCTAAATCATGCCTGAAGATGTGAATCTGTTAAAGAGCGGACAATCCCGAATTTTTGTACAGCCGGACGGTTCCAGTCCGGTCAATCCCTATTCGTATGTCGGTTGTCTGTCGCTGGGTGGCCTTCAGGAGGATTTAGGCACGGGTGAACCGATCTATTGCCCTTCCTCGGAAGTGGCCGGGGTGTTCGACATTGTAGACACCACGTCGCCGCCGCCCGCGCTGCCGACAACGGACTTCACCCAGCACGCCAATCGCCAGTTGCAGGATTTCTGGTGGGATTTGCGCCGCCGTAAGTGTGAATTTAACGCTAAGATCAAAAATTCAAACTGCGCACGCCCTGATGATCCAGACGATTTTGAGTCGATGATTATCCTGCGCCGCAATAAGATGACTGCTTTCAATACGGGCGCATTCAATGCCCTGGATGCAGACGCGGTTGTTGACCTGACGGGAACGCTGCAATCGCTGGGTTTTGATCGCTTTTTGCCGATGACCTTTGGCGAAGTGGCGGAAAACTCCGCCTTCTCAGAAGCGCTGGACGGCATTTATGCCGATAAAATCCAGTGTGGGAACTGCGGCGCACAATCCGATGGTTGCCAGAAATCTTACGTGCTGGCGAAGACTGAAACCGCGTCCCCGGCATCACCCGCGTCCATCATCTACACAGCGGACAATTGGGGCACATCCGGCCACGATTTCATCACCACGCTGGGCATCCAAACCGCCAACAAACTGGCGCAAGTTGGACAGCGCATTGTGGTGATTTCGGAAACCGATGAAGCCCATCATTACAAACTGCAATCGTCCATCGACAATGGCACGGTGGGCGGCTGGACGCGCGTAGCGACGGGATACGTGGCAACCAAAGGTCCGCAGGCCATTTGGAGCAAATCGCCCAGCGAAACTTATGTTGCAGCGGAAGGCGGATATGTCTATTTCATGGCAAATCCAGCCGCAGCCGTAACCGTGCTGACCGATGGCAGCGTGACCACGCAAAACCTGAACGACATTCGCGGCAAAGGCCGAACGATTGTCGCGGTGGGTGCGTCCAACGCTGTGATTGTGTCCTACAACGGCGGGTCAACTTGGTCACTGGTGACGGGTCCCGCAGTCGGTATCGTCTTGAACACGGTTGAGGTCATTAATGACTCGATCTGGTTCATCGGCGCGGCCAACGGCACAAGCTATTACACCATCAACAAGGGCGTGACCTGGGTTGCCAATTCGCCCGATGCGCTGATTACGTCAGTGACCAAAATCCGCTTTGTGGACGAGATTGTGGGTTACATGACCGCCACTCTGAGCGGTTCGGTGCGCATCTATCGCACGGCGGATAATGGCTACTCCTGGCATTACGACGGCTCGTATGTGGGTGGCGTTCCCGCTGCTCTAGCTTATGATTTCGTCACACCTTGCCCCGGCAATTACAACATTGCGCTGGCGGGCGGATTGGCGGCGACTGGCACAGACGGTGTTTTGGCGCTGGGCGTTGGTTAATCTGCTGTATAATAACGACAGTTAATTTATAGCTGAGGAAACCAACCAATGACGGAGTATGCAATCCCCCTGGAAGATTTGATTCCAGGGGAAGGCCATTCAAACGGGGTGAAAGAATTTTCGCCCCTGATCGTGTCCCCGAACAGTGCCCATGTTGATCCAGTTCGGGGTGTGTTTATCACGTCACGCGGCGAGGAAATCCAACTCTCCGATAGGCCAGTGAGCGCGCTCATTTACGAACGCTTGCAGAACGAAGGCAAGCCCAAAATCCCTGACATTGAGGTCACGATTTTGGGGCGCAAAGCCAAAGAACCCCATCCAGGCCACCCTGGCTATCTGGCGCGGCTGGCTGAGTGGGAAAGTGAATCGCAGTTAGCCGTGCTGCGCTATCTGTTCACCGTTGGAACGAAAGGGACGCCCCCGCCCGAATTCGTGGAGGAACAGCGCCCGTTCTTCCCAACCGCAACCGATCTGGATATGAAATACCTGTGGGTTGCATCTCGCTTGCCCGACGAGGATATGGCGCTGTTTACCGAGGCGGTCATGGGCAAAAGTTTGGTAACTGCGAAGGGGTTGGAAGAATCCGCAGACTCCTTTCGGGGTGAAAGTTAACGGCGCGCCCTGGAACGATTACAACTTTAAACCCGCTGCTGCCAAAATCACCTACACGCTGGAATATGAGTGCGAGGCGGCGCGGATTTATGCAGGTATCCCGATTGCAGAGTGGGACGCCATGCCGGGAACACGCCTATGGCTGGCGAACGGCGGGCGTTCCAAGTGCGATATTGTGGTGCTGTTTCGCATGTCCAACTTTATTCCCAGCGCTGCCAATGACGCACAGGCGCGCGAAATTGAGCGCAAATCCAAGCTGAAAGGAGGACGTTAAATGACTCCACTTCCCAAAATAGGGCTTCAAGCTGTGCTGGAAGGAATGCCAGGGTTTACCAAAGCCCTGGATACCGTCAATAAAGGCGCAGATGAATCCACTAAGAAAATGAAAGAAGCAGCCAAAGCCGCTGATCCGTTCTCCTCCGGTTTGAACAAACTTGGGCTTTCGCTTGATTCAGTCAAAGACAAAATTGCCAAATTTACCGGACTCAACCGGGAAGCAATTGACGGCATTTTTGAATTGACGCAATCCTTTGGTCCGATGGCGGTTGCCATAGGCGCATCGGTGATTGCCGTTGCAGCACTGGCAGTCGGCTTTGTGAAGCTGGGCGAACGCGGCGCAGCCCTGGTTCCGCTGGCGCAGTCATTTGATAATCTTACGGCGTCAGTCGGCATTTCCAGTCAAGCGCTGCTGGTCGATCTGCGTAAAGCCGCCAACGGCACGGTCAGCGATTTTGATCTGATTAAACGTGCTAACCTTGCACTGGTCGGAACGTCAGGCGAATTCGGCAAGGCGTTTGGTGAAAAACTGCCTGCGGTTTTGCGTTCCGCCCGCGCTGCTGCCAAAGCAACCGGACAGGATGTGGATTTTCTGTTTCAATCGCTGGTATCTGGTATCAAACGCGCCTCTCCCCGATTGATTGACAACACAGGTATTGTGCTGAAGTTGAGCGCTGCTAATGAGGCGCTGGCGAAGTCACTGCATAAATCGGTTGAACAATTGACCGATGAGGAAAAGCAGATTGCCGTTCTAAACGCCACAGTGGACGCGGGCGATGATCTGATTCAGAGTTTGGGCAATGCAGCCGAATCAAATGCTGAAAAATTGGCACGTTCGCAGGCAACCATCACCAACATTTTTGATACCTTAGCCGTCGCTGTCCAGCCCGCCTTCGCAACCGTGCTGGATATTGTCAATCGTGTGCTGGGCGCATTTCAGCAGTTAGCAGTCGGCATTGCTCCAATCTTGAGTTCGATTGCGTCCATCATCACTGACATTCTGGGCGGTGCGATCAACGCAATTCTGGATATTATCTCGCCTATTGCAAGCGCGTTGGCGAGTTTCCTTCCCTACATTTCGATTTTGTTCCAGGGCATCGCTAATGTGGTGCACGGTGCGGTGACTTTTATCGGGAATATCATCAAAGGCGTGGTGACGTTCATTCAGGACGTAGCCAAAAACCTGTTTGGGCTGGATATTTCCAACCTGGGCAAGAGTTTGTTTGAAGGCGCTGCGGCGGCATTCGGTTCGTTCGCCAATGGTATTCTGAGCGTAGCCAATCAATTGATTTTCCCGGCTGTAATTGGTATTGCTAAATTTATAGCCGATTTCCTGATTGGGTTTTCTCCGCCGAAAATGGGTCCGCTGTCGATGATCGACAAGGGCGGCGAGAACCTCATGAAAGCGTGGCTGGACGGGATCGCGGGCGTGAGTCTTGATCCGGTTGAGCAGGTTGCAGCCGAAGTGAGCGCGATGCTGGGCGATATTGGCAAAGCAACTGCGCCCCAGGTGGACGCACGCCTCAAGCAGCTTGACCAAGCCCTACTACCATTCCAGAACCGTCTGGATATTGTCAAATCGCAGTTTGACGCGATTGCAGCACCCGCGCAGGCCGCGCTGGATGCGATTGATCGTCAAATGTTGGCCGCACAAGAAGCTTTGCAGAACGGCGATGTGAATGCCGCCAACACCATCCGTAAACTGGACGCGGCGCGTGAAGCGATCCAGGGGCAGTTGGATGCGCAGCAAGCCGTAGTCGATCAGCAGCAAATCCAGCTTGGTTTGGCAACCGCCGCACAGTCTCAAGAACGCGCATTACTCAATATCCGCAAGGCGCAGTTGGCCGCAACTCAAAAGGTCGGCGCAGCAGTGGCTAAAGCGGGCGGCGTGGCTAAAGACCCCAAAGCAGCGGGCGGCGCTGCGCCGAACCCGATGGAAACAGGCGGCGCGGCGGGCGGTTTTGTTCCTCCCGGTGAGTCGGTGCTGGATTTGATCGGCGGTCAATCGGCGGTTAATGATGCGATTGCGGGCATTCAGGATGCTTTTGCAGGCCAGATTGACACCAGCCAGCTTGATCTGTTCGGCCAGAATTCGGGCGCGCTGCAAGAGCAGTTTGACCGGATTGGCAGTGTGGATTTGGGCGCAAAACTGAGCGACAAGTTCAAGGGTTTGACCGATCTGTTCAATCCTGAAGTGGAAGGCAGTCCGGCCAACTCCATCAAGACATTTGTTTCCACGTTGACAGCGGGCGCAGACACCCCTGGTTCTATCGCCAGCTTTTTTAGCAATGTCGGTCCTAACGTTCAGGCCGCAACCGCTGGCCTGGGCGATGCGATCAGCGCCCAATTTGATCCCAACGTTGACGGAACGCCCGCCAATGTAATCGTCAATGCAGTAAAAACATTGACAGGCGATGAGGCGACTGCTGACTCGCTGGCTTCATTCTTTGCACAACTACCGCAGAATGTCAGCACTGCTGCCGGTGGTTTGTTTGACATGCTGCAAACCAACGTGTTCAAACCTGTGACCGATTTTCTGACGGGTACAGGTCCCGGCACATTGTCGGGCGTGATTGATGGCGTGGTAGCGTTCTTTACTGAACTGCCGACGCGCGTAGCAGTTGCCCTGGCTGGAATGGGTGCGGCAATCTATGGCGCGCTGGTCGTCCCCGTGATTTCAACGGTCAACAGTCTGATCGGCGCAGTCGAAGGCGCGATCCGCACGTTTGTACAGGGCATTGCAACCTTTATTCAGGGTATTGCGGACGGCATTGACAGCGTTGGTCTGGGGATTGATACCGCAGGTATTCACAATATCGCCAATGATCTGAACGCCAAAGCAGCGGGTATCGCGCTGGGCAGAATCCCGGTGACGATCCCCGATTTCGCAGCCGCTATCCCAACCGCCGCAACGGGCGGGTTGTTCGGTCCCGGCGCGATCAACGTTGGCGAACATGGTCCCGAACGCATCTTCGCAGCCGACAAGATTGGAATTCTCCCGGCTGAACTGACAAAAGCACTGGAAGGGTTGGGTAGTATTTTAGCCCAGCCTGCGCCGATGATGGTTCCTGGCGGCGATACCTATAACAATTCCAGTTCAAGTTCGTTTACTTTCAACGGAGTCAAGAGCGACCAAGACGCCAGGAGAAGATACAATGCGCTTCGTGCTGGAATGAGATAATCCGTGTTATAATACTCTAAACAAAGTGCCGTTCGCGGTGTGCAACCACCCAACGGCTGTATGCAGAGGGATTGCACACATGGCTAGTATATCGAAAACCTCCGGTATTTACATCATCAAGAATCTGCGTAACGGCAAATTTTATCTTGGTCAAACACAGAACATTCGGAAACGATGGAATGACCATAAAAGCAATTTACGCAAAAACACTCACAGTAATATCCATCTTCAACGTGCTTGGAACATCGACGGCGAAAAGAATTTCAAATTTCTGGTGCTAGAATATTGTCCTGTTGAACAGTTGGATGAACGTGAGCAGGTGCATCTTGATGCATATGTTAGCGGCAATAATTGTTATAACATTGCAAAAGATGCTACTGCGCCAAATCGCGGAAGACAGGGGACTATGCTAGGAAAGCATCACACTGATGCAACAAAACGTAAAATCAGTGAGGCGAAGCGCGGCAAACCTTCTCACGGTAAAAAGCACACAGCAGAAACAATCCAGAAAATGAGAGAAATTCATCGCAACATATCAGATGAAACACGCCTCAAAATGAGCGAGGCCAAACGCGGCAAACCTCCGCACAATAAAGGCAAGCCGGCAAGTGAAGGGCAGAAGCAAAAACAGCGCGAAGCTATGCTTGGCAGGCCATCACCGAATCGCGGAAAACCGATGAGCGAAGAACAGAAACAAAAATTAAGCGAAGCAGCAAAGCGTCGTTATCACAAACAAACAGATGAGGAATAAGCCATGTTGCCCGACTATCAGCTTACCGTGAGGTCGGCTTTCGATGGGTCAGTAAGGGTTGTATTAGACGGGAGCGCTTTCGATGATTGCAGGTATTCAAGAGCCTTAAATGACGTGGGAGTTTTTGCTGCCACATTTCCGTCTCGTGCGGATTGGCCCGCGATTTTCACGCTGGACGCGCTGATTGATATTGAACGTACCAATCCGTTGACGGGGTTCTTGCAGACGGAGGAGACTTACTTAACTCGCTTAACGCATCGCTTTCGTGATGGCGACGAGGAACGGTTTGTGGTCGGCGGATTATCGCTCAACCATCTATTGGGACGGCGTGTGGTTGATCCGGCTGATGATCCATTGCGGGCGGGTGGGTATTCAACCAAAGCGGGTCCCGCCGATGATATTCTGCACGATTACGCCAATGAACAGTGCGGAGCATTAGCCAGCGCCTTGCGCAGCTTCCCCAATTTCACCATTGCCGCCTCCAACAGCGTGGGCAGCTTGGCGGGGCGACGGCTGCGCTATGAAAATCTGTTAGAGGTGTTTCAGGACGTGGTGAATCAATCCAATGTTGATTTCATCATCACGCGCCTGACCAGCAATGTCTTGCGGCTGACAATCACGCCGATTGGAACCGACAGAACCCGTTCCCGCAATTATCCGTTCAGCCCGTTCGTGGAACTCAATCCGGTACGCGGCAATCTCAGCGATCCATCGCTCTTATCGGATCGCAAAAAAGAGCAGAATTATGTGTATGCGCTGGGGCAGGGTCCCGGAGAGCAGCGCATTGTGACCCAGCTAGAGGGTGAAGACAATCATCTCACGCCTTACAACCGCATTGAATTCACCGCCGATGTGCGCATGGCGGAACGTGGCGACCTGCAAACCCTGCGCACAGGCGCGCGGGCGGCGCTGTATGAGAAACAAGCCAAAAAAGAATTCGCCTTTAAACCGACAGGTGCAGAACCGGGGAACGTGTATCGCCTGGATTGGGATATTGGCGACTCGCTCACTTGCGTCTGGGATGATGAAAGTATTGATTTGCGGGTGCGTGAGGTTGAAATCTCCCTGGATTCGGATGGTGAAACGATCACGCCTCGATTGGAGCCGCTCAATGTCTGACATGGTTGAATATGTGTATCGGGAATTAAAACAGCAACTTGGCACGCTTGAAGCCCAAACAGATCGTAATCGCCGGGTAGAACGCGCCGAAATTGCCGACTCGATCCCTGCTTACTTGCTGGCCGATGCGCCGCTGGCGGCGGACGGCGGATTGGGAACTGGCGCAGCAGGCGGATACATTACGCTGGCCTGGATTTCAAATGGAAGAAAATCGGGCGAAGGCGCGGGAACCGGAACGGGTATCCTGGCCTATTACAATAGCTCAACCAATTCCTGGTTCGGCGTGCGCAGTGAAGTGGCGGTGACGGTATGAGCGAACAATTAGGCGACGTAATTCATATCGCTACTTTTGATGGCAATGAATTGTTTTTCACCGACCAGGATTTCAAGCTGCTGGCTTATGGCAACCTGGGCGCGCCGCCCACGCAATACATTACCCGACGTGGTTACAAGCAGAATGGATCAACCGAAGTTGATTTTTTACTAGAACCGCGCACGATCAGCGTAGAAATTTTCCGATCTAAAGCCTGTGACCGTCAGACCTATTGGGACAACCGCTTGGCACTGCATGAATTTCTACGCCCCAACCGCAACGGTCCCATCACCTTCACCCTGCGCACACCCAACGGCGATTTACGCTCGATCATTGTGCGCGCCGATCCAGGCATGACATTCCCCTCAGTCGAACAAACCAATAACAATTGGGCGCTGGATCAGCAGTTTGATTTCATCGCCTTTGAACCCACCTTTTTCAGCACGGATCAATCCACGATTGCGCTGTCCAGCACCACGCAAACCGAACTGGTGTTTCCGATCACTTTCCCCATCAGTTTTGGCACATCGACGCTATTCTTGACAACGGGTGCGATTACCTACGCCGGAACCTGGAAAACTTATCCCGTTATCACGCTTACAGGTCCCTACACCCGCGCGGTGATTACCAATGTTCAGACGGGCGTGGTGATCTTTATGAGTGTGGCAATTGCGGCGGGCGAACAGCGCATTATTGACCTGACGCCGGGATCACAATCCATCACGGATGCCAGCGGCAATAACAAGTTTAGCGATCTGGGCGCAGGTTCTAACCTGATTGATTTTGCAATTCAGCCCGACCCAATTGTGGCGGGCGGCATCCAGACAATCACGATCCAATTGGTGGATGGTACGGGCGCAAGCGGCGCGAGTCTCAGCTATTATGAGAGGTTCTTCGCATTATGACCGAATATTCAATCCCGCAGCAAGGACTTCTGGTTGGCGATGCAACCCGCGCGCCGTATGACGCCGATGAGTGGAGTATTGATTACTCCGCCAAACTGAACGGCTACGGAAGCCGCGCGGATTATGGTCCCCTTTACGGCTATGACAACGGCACGAATTTTGGGTTGGAAGTGACACAGGTCACAATCGCCAGCAGCAACGTTGAATTGAAAGTGGGTTCAGCGCTGGTTAAAGGCACGATCTATGTCAACGATGCGACCCTGACCCTGGCAATCGCCGCTAATGCCAGCGGGAACGCCCGTATTGATACGGTTGTATTGCGTAAGGATTATGCAGCGCAAACGGTTCGAGCAGCCGTCCGTCAAGGCACGCCTGCCGCTTCGCCCGTCCCGCCGACCATGACCCAGGTTGCCAATACCACCTGGGAGATACCTATCGCGGACATTGCCGTTGCGAATGGCTTTTCCACGATTGTCAACAGCAATATTACCCCACGCCATTTGTGGGCGAACGCCAGCCATGCGCTATTTGTTGACGGCGTACTGAACAATTCGGGCGGGACGCTTGAAACGGGCGACGTGGTGATCTGGGATGCGTCTAAAAGTGTAACCACCACCACAACCCGTTCTAATCGCATGGTGGCGGGTGTCTGGCAAGGACGCACTGCCGCAGCCGGACGCGGACGTGTGATGACAATGGGATTGACGCCGATCAAGGCGGTTGGCGGCAGCACAGAAGCAATTGCATTCGGTTCACCGCTTGTGACCAGCACCACTGCTAAACGCGCCACCCTTTTAGATAGTCAGGCGGCGCTCAATCCGGCTGCGATCTTTGCATTGGCATTCGAGGCATTGGCAACGGCCACCAACGGAACGATTTTGGGCTATGTTAATGTGTTGAATATATCAGTGCCGAATGAACGCGCGATCTTGTATGAATCCGCTGCTTCAGCCGCTACCCCTGGCGGTTTAACATCGGGATCATGGCAAAAGCGCAGTATGGACTCGTTTGCGCTGAATCAATTGACGGGCATTTCCATTTCCAGCGGTGAAATTGTGTTACCTGCGGGCGCGTATCTGGTAAAAGCCCGTGCGCCTGCTTTCAAAGTGGGCAATCATAGCTGCCGTATTTTCAATGTGACAGCCGGAACACTTATCAGTCCTGATGGTTCGGTTGCGGTTGCATCTGCGGCTGATAATGACATGAGTTATTCGTTCGTTCAGTGTCAATTCTTTTCAGCCGCAGCGGTAACAATCCGTCTTGAAACCCAGGTGCAAACTACTAATGGTACAGACGGCAAAGGCGTTGCAGCCCAGGCATGGCAGTCCACTTCCCCCTATTCTGTGGTTGAAATCGAGCGAGGACTACGCAACTCATGATCTTAATCAAACGGTTGGCCTTGCTGTTGTTGTTGATTCCGATTTGGGCATATGCTCAAGGATTTGAATTGCATGTGTGTCGCCTCGCTGATGACATGTATCAATTTTCGATTGTTGGCGATGTTGACGGCTGGGGGTTTGAAGATGGAAGTAATTATGATCTAAAAGCGATGACTGCAAGCGGTGAAGGGGTGCGGTTTTTCACCTGGGCAAACGGAATGACGACTTCGATTTACGGTTATCCCGATGTTGATCCTTGCCCGAAAGATGAGTGGCATCCCGGCGCACCGTCTATCTTGATTCCTGCGTCTGCGGGCGTGTTTAAGCTTGAAATCCAGGACGCCTATGGACATTGGTCACTGGTGACAGACGCAGCCCATCCTGAAGGGATTGTACTTTCGCCCAATGGGGGAAGCGTTGAACTCATTGGCAGCGTTGGGCAAGATATCGATCCAGCCCATTATCGAACGATTGAGGTAAATCCATGACTGAAACATCAAGGCCCCTTATTTTCTTCGGCGTGTGTCAAGGGCAGATAAAATACGCTCGTATTTTGACTGAACAATACACCAACCGCCGATCTGCCTAAAATCAGAACGGCGGATTGAAACCCTGTAATAAGTTTTGCCAGACGGAAGAATTTCAGACACTTTTAGTCCGGCTGAACGAATTGCCATTATCTCAAGTAATCTGGGTAACGTTTTCAGCCAACTATCTACTCCGCGAATAAGAATTGATCCATGAGTAGTTACATGCCCATCGCCGTCTATAATCCCGGCGATAAAAGCCAATTGGTGTTCAAGCGGGGCATCAAAAATAAAATTGGGGATTTTAGATTTATGATTACAGGAGTTTTGTAACCAAGTTGCAAAATCCGTGCTGTAAATCATAAGTCCGTGTTGAGGTTTCTTTCCTTTTCTCAGAAGCGGACGAGCGTCTTTGCGCTCATTCCATCGCAATCCTAAGTCTGAAATACAAATCTTGCTGTGCGCAATTATCTCTGATGTAGTGCTGACAATTCCAATTTGGTTAGGATGAGAAGTTCCATGTTGCTTTGTGATCCATCCGTCTGTGATGTATATTCCGATTAGATAACAAAGCGATTCGGACGATTCCTTAAATTTCCAAATGCTGTATGAACGTTTGCCTTGTCCAATCCCTAGATTGTGGGCTTTAATTGCCCTTACAACGGTTGACGTTGAGCAGTTATTACGTTGAGAAATTTCCATTTGCGTGAATTTTTGGGATTGAATGTCTTTCAAGAGTTGATCGTGATTAATCATTGTGTCCTCCTAATATGACACAATTATACCATATATAGGACGGTAAACAATTGGAAACTTCAAGACCCTGGAATGGCACGGTTACAGGTGATGCCGGACCATATTCCGACGCCCAATGGCAAAAACTGTATCAGGCCATTATTGGCTACGGCGCAGGCCGCGCCAACAACGGCGTATTCCTAATGAGTGGCACGGCGCCCAATGACGGCTTGAAGGTTCAGGCGCAGGCCGGACCCACAACGTCGGTTGATGTGTTGGCAGGCGCAGCACTGATACAGGGGATTGCTTATCTAAGTGATGCCACCGTAGCCTTCACGATTGCCGCCAACGCATCGGGTAATCCGCGCATTGACACGGTGATTGTGCGGGCGGATTATGCCCTGCAAACCGTTCGCTTGGCCGTGCTGCAAGGGACAGCCGCCGCGTCCCCGGTTGCGCCGACGCTCACCCAAAGCGCTGCTGTGATGTGGGAAATCCCCATTGCCGATATTGCCGTCGCCAACGGGTTTACCAGCATCGCCAATACTGCGATCACCCAACGCCAGGAGTGGGTAAACGCGCCACCTGGGATATTCCTGGATGGTGTTCTCAACAATTCGGCTATCACGCTCAATACGGGTGACGTGGTGATTGTAGACACGTCCGCAGATCGGGCGGCGACAACCACCACCACCCGCGACAATAAACGTGTGTTGGGTATCTGGCAGGGCAAAACAGCCGCAGCCGGAACGGGACGAGTCTTAAAAGCGGGCATTGGCTATGTCCGTACTGATGCCGCCGTCACGCGCGGCGATCTGCTCACGACCAGCACAACCGCAGGCGCAGCCACAACTAACGCCCTGCCGACGCTGAACGGCGTTTTAGGTCGAACGCTGGAAACCACGTCTGGATCAGGCTTGGCGTTGGCGCTGATCGAACCGCATGTGGTGGCCGATGTTGATTTTGTGGTAATTCAGGATCAAAAATCCAGTGGTACAGCCGCTCAAACGTTGACCGTGACCACCTGGAATACACGCAATCTGAACACGGAAGTGGTGGATACGGGCAATATAGCGACGGTAGGAACATCGCCTGCCGCCGCCAACCAATTTTCCCTTCTGCGTGGACGCTACACAGTGACAGGTTTTGCAGCCAGCGGCGCGAACCTGACCGGACACCGTGTGCGCTTACGCGACATTACCAACGGTGTCACACTGGTATTCGGCAATAATGCGACCAATAACAGTATCGCCCCCATTGCGGGCGAATTCGAGTTAACCGGAACAACCGTGATCGAACTTCAGCACTATCCTGCAGTGGGCGGCGCAGGCGGTTCGGCTGCAACCACAGGCGAAGTGGAAGTCTATTCGGAACTGCTCATTACCCGTCACGGCGAAATCCCCTAACGGTTAGCATATTCAAATCGTAGATGTAACATTAAGGTGATAAACTATCACAACGGAAAGATACCAGTATTATCTGGAATATTGAGGAAACCTTAACATGCCAACCCCGTTCGCAACTGCAACCCCATCCCCCGCTGAAGTGGCGCGGGATGTCACTCAGATTATGACGGTCTTCAATAGCCTGGGACCCGTAATGGTGATCCTGGGCGCGCTAATTATTGCTTTGATAATTCTGTTGTATAACGCCCGCAATATTGCGGTCAGTACCAGCGCCACCGTCACGGTCTTAACAGGCACAATTGCTCGCCAGGATGCGGAAATTATTGATCTGAAGATTGACGCGAAAGAATTCCGCAAGCTGCATATCGACAGCCTGACCGCTATCAGCGATCAGGCCACACGCTCTAACGATGTGTTGGACGCCTGGAACAAGCGCGGTTCAGAACGGGATGCCGATCAAAGATTGATGGCAGCGGCACTGAATACATTGGTGCAAGACGGTTCAGTGCCGCTGCGCAAACTCATGGCGGATGTGACGAGTATAGCTTCAGTCATCAATCAATTGGATTTGCGGACGGCGCACTTGCCCGAACTGGCTTTGAGTATTCCCGCCTTGCGTACTGAATTAAATTCTAAATTGGATTCAGTGATGCTTGAAGTAACCAAGCGATCCACCAAACCCATCCCCCAGATCGAAATGAACGCGAACGGAACAGAACCGGAGCAGTAAATGAACCTTGCAGAATTTCTCACCCCGATTGGATTGGCGGTGTTGATCCTGGTGATTTTCCGCGAAGGGCAGCGGGATCAAACGGCTGAAAATTTACGCCGTGATGAACGTGAAGCCAACAGGGAACGCCAGCGCAACCAAGAAAATCGGCAATGGCTAATGATGTTTTCAGCGCTGACGGGCAAACAAATTGAAGTCAAGACGACGGTGGAAAAAGCCGCACATACCAGCGAAATGTCCCAGGCGCAGATTATCCAAAGCCTTGAGGAATTTAAGGGGTTGTTCATCATGACGATTGATATGATGATGGAAGACCCGCGCGCCACCTACGAACGCATCAAACGGATGCAAGCAGCCTGGGCGGAAGGCGATATGGAAAAAGCGCAGAATGTCGTGGATGAAGCCCAGGCAATTAAGGCTATGCAAGAAGGCAAGGAGTCTAAACCGCTATGAAACCCGGTCAAAATCCATGCGGCCTCTTTATTCAAGCCCAGGGCATGGGCGATGGAGAAATGGCAGACACGGTTGAACACGTTTTCCGCGCCAACTACAGCACAGTTTCAGTATTTAACAACTTCGGCCTATGCACCCGCATCAAGGATCGCGTCCCCGATTGCGATGTGATCTACCGCAGCACGGGCGGTGAACCATCCCCGTCCAGCGATAACAAAAAATGGATGGCTGATTACATCAAGCAGCAGCCCCAGGACAAGCGTATCCGGTTAATGGTCAACTGCGAAAACGGGTTCAGCCCTGACCGCGTAAAAATGGCGATGGACCATATTGACGTAGCCAACAATGAAGGCTGGAAGTTATGCGTCCTGAACACGGGTTCAGGTACGGTGCGATCCGGCCAACTTAAGGGCGATGGTTCGCATGAGGTCAACGAATGGCTGACCATCGGCGCGCCGCTGCTGAAAAAACTTGCAGAAAACCCCGATCAGGGGTTGGGCAATCACAATTACACCAGCGTATTCGCCTGGATAGTGGCTAACGGTACATATACGTTCCAGAAGCACGACCAGCCGCCCGTGATTGATTGGAAGCTGGCGCAGTGGCACATGGGGCGCGATCTGCAAGGCATCGCCGCCGCGTGCGATGAACTCAAGATCGGTTTACCGCTGATGTTCATCACGGAATGCTGGGTTGATCAGATGAACGATATTCAAAACAATTCGGCTAACCCTTATCATCAATACAAATCCAATCGCTGGCGCGATCTGATTGAACCCTGGAAAACGTTGTATCCTGGCGTAAATCCTGAAGATATTGTTTCGGGTCAATTTCAATGGGTTTGGGAAAACGTGTTCGCCAAATACGGGCGCGGGCGCGTGGCCGGGATGCATTTCTTTACCTGGCTATCCACGTCGCTATCCCAGAATGAATGGGCAGGCGATAATGTCGCCAATGCGCCGCAGTATCGCAGGCGTATGGAAGCCTATCACCCCGCCGTCCCCGTGACGACTCCACCGCAGCAACCACCGACCAATCCGCCCGTCCCCGTTCCGCCTGCGCCGTCTGACCTGTTGGCTTCATTGCGATTGGTGCGCGAAGACACCTTACGAGTTGTGAATCGTACCCGTCAGATGAGCTTGGAATTGGCAGCGCTGTCCGATAACCTGTTGAATGACGTGGCGGTGCTGGACGCGCTGCTCAAGCGTTACGAACCGTCTAAGTAACTGTGGTATAATGCTGCAAAAGCATAAGGAGCCAATCATGAACCGTTCTGGTATTTTCACGGCATTTGTTATCCTGCTGGTGTTTCTCCTCGCTTCCGTTTTTCTGGGAGCCGTTCTGGTTTCAGCGCAGGATGCAACCGCTGTCTTCCCGACTGCGGAATCGTTTGAGACTGCAACCGCGCTGGCTGAACCGACCATCACGCCGACACCCGTCATTGTTCAGCCGCCGCCACCTGATCCCGTGACGGAAGAACCCGGCGATCCGCCTGCGACCACGCCCGAAAATCTTCTGGGGCAATTGTTTTCCCTGCTGAAAGATGCCACGTTTATAGTGTGGGCTGCGGCGGGTGTGATCGTGATTGTGGGCGCGATTAAAACTGTGCTGGGCGCGATTGGTATTCGAATTGAGGGCAATCTGGCTGTTATTATCACCCTGATTGTTCAAGTGTTGATTTGGTTGGGTTATACCGTTGCCAATTATGTCGGGCAAGGTGAAACCTTTAAAGCATTTTACCTGCAAGTCGTGGATGTGATTCGCTCACTTCTCCCCCTGTTCGGTGCAATCTTCCTGGGGCATATTGGTTATCAAGCCGCAGCCGCGCGCAAAATCCCAGTGCTGGGTTATAAAGCACCACCCAAACCCGCGCGTTAAACTAAATATGTGATGCAATCAAAAACCCGCTCACAGTGTTGAGCGGGTTTTTATTTGCCTACAGACTAGAATGTGATTCTAGCGGTTTCTAGTCTTCGTTGGAAGGATTTATAGGCTCATCTTCATTACGCAGCGCAATAAACCGCTTAATCGTTTCTAGGTCATTGGGTGAAATTTCGTTCAGTTGATCGGGCGTCAGGTTGTTATAGAACGCCTGGGCATCGTCAATGATCGCGTCCCGGCTGGGCAATGCGCTGTAGTGAGTGAGCGCCAGCATCAGCGAAAACTGAATCAGGTTCATCCGTTCCCGTCCGTCCTGCGGGAAACCGTCTTCAAGCCATTGCTGCAAGGTGAATTGCGCTGCCAGGGCGACGATTTCCGGTGACAACGCGGCGGCGAAGGTTGGACTGTATTGGCCGAACGCCTTGCGCATTTTGCCATAGACGGTTTCAAGATCAATGCGATGGTTGCCGTCCTGTTCTACTAGGCCGAATCCAACCTGATAGATCGTGAACATTTTCAGCACGATTCCATCCACGAATTCGGTGGGCATCTTGAACAGCAGATCAATGATCGCCAGCGCGGTCAGCAGTGCGGTATTGGCTGAAATGGCACTGATGCTCAGTCCCAGCGCCGCTGCCAGCAGCCCTGGCAATTCCGACAGCCGTTCCTGCTTGGCGGCTGCCAGGAAGCGCATGAGTTCGGTCTGGGGATCGCGGTTGGGATTGAATTGATAGTTCATCGTGGTTGTACTTTCCGCCCTACAATGGGCTTAAATCGTGTTTAAAGGGGTGCTAGAGCAATTTTGACGGGCTGTAGGTGTTTTTATCTATCAGCCCATCCCGGTTTCAGCGCTTATTCGTCTTCATTGTCAAAATTGATGTTATTGATGTCCAACTGGTCTGCGCCCATCCAGTCGTCCGATCCAGCCGCCGCCATATCTTCCAGGGCGTCTTCGTATTGTCCGTCGCTGACGCTGCACAACCATTCGGCGGCGCGTTGGTCGGTGACGAGCATTTCCACCATATCCCGATCCAGCATGTTATCGCACAATCCGCTGGCATCCACTTCAGCCAGTGCCTTGATTACAAATAAAGGGGTCATTTTTCATTCTCCTATTTCTATACTATCGAATTAGACTCGTTCAGTATCGCGCAGTTCGGTTGTCTCTGCTGCTTTCACCGACACAATCCGCTTGACCTGGGCGGCGCTGATCGTTTCTGTACACCAACCTTTGAACACAGTGAGCGTGTCCCCGTCAATGTTGATCAGTTCCCCATCGGTTTCAATGTCGGGAAAGCCCGTAGGCTCATACCACACGATACGCGGCGGGAAGGTGAAGATTTGAACCTGACTATTCACCGTCTTCCCCCTGCGGAAATTCAGCGCGCAACACATCAATAATTTCATACCAAAAAATTGACCCCACATCAGCATTGGTATGCTTCAATGCGTGGGCGGCAATTGTACTGCGTACACGTAACAGCGCGTTAAGCGCGTGCGCTGGTTGGTCTTCCTGTAATTTTTTGATAGCGTATTCAACTTCAGCAAAAATTACATCTGGTGCTTCTTTTCCTGACATCATTATTGCACCCCCATTTGTGCGTTGGCTTTTTTCTCGCAAAATTTGATCCAGCGGGCTTGCCCCGCCTCACCCTTAAATTGTTTGAGATTCGGGATCGACTTCATGGTCTGGGCGGTAATCTCCCCGCCCATTTTCCCCCAGCGGGAGAAATCGCCCTGCTTGCTGTGGTGTGCCGTATGACAACGCTGACAAAGCAGCAGCAGATTATTCGGGTGATCGGTTCCACCCTGGCAGCGCGGCTTGATATGATGGACGTGACGGGCAACGCGCCCGCAGCCGCATTGACACTTGATGGACTCGCCTGTGATAGCATCTTTGATCGGCGGGAAGATTTTTTGAAGGGACATGAGTTTGAGCCTCTGTTTTAATTAATTTTGAACCTGAACTAAGCATAACATGAAAACTTTTGTTTTGTCAATAGCTAAAATAAAACTGCCCCAATCGCTCAAATCAGGACAGTTCGCAATTATCGGGTTGGCAGGCTGTTCCACCATTCTAAATCCCTGACATCCCCAGCATTCGCGGACATAACAACCGCCTCCGCAATTCCCGGTTT